GGGGTGAAGCTGGAAGACATGGAGCAGCTCGTCGCGGCACTCGCCGAGGACAAGAAGCACGACGAGTTCGAGCGGAGGGGCCGATGAAGACTCTGCGTGAGACCATCCGCGAGAGGGATGGAATTTCCGCCGGCGAGTTCGAGGACATGCTCGAGGACTTCGCAATCATGGTCGCAGGCGGCGACGACCCCGAAGAAGCTCTCGCCGAGGTGTTCGGGATCGAGCCGGACTTCCTCTTCGACGACGAGATCGTCACCGCGTTGGGTGCGGGCTTGGCCCGAAGGACAGCGTGAAGCGCCACCCCAGAAAGATCTGGGATGATAGCGAGATTCCCTCTTTGAGGGAGCGCTATCAAGCAGGTCTGGTTTCCGCCCGGCAGATTGCCGCTGACTACCGAGTCTCCATCGAGACCGTTCGGCGAATGCTGCGAGGCGAAACCTACTTCAACCTCGCGCAGTCAGCTGCCGCACCGGAGCCCAATCTCGAGGCTCTCGCCGCAGTTGCTGCGCAACTCGCACAACCCGAAGAAGACGCCGCGCTCGCCCGCTTCATGGCGGAAACCCGAGTGCAGTCGGATCAACTGATCAAGGAGATTTTCGGTGAAAAACCCGCCCAAGGTGATGTTCCAAACCTGGATCGCGTGGAGAGTGAAGCGCCGCCCCTGGATGACGCCGGAGAAGCAGGAGGGTTTTAGCTACCTCCTCGAGGAGCTGGGGGAAGTCGATGCCCCAACTCCGAGCGCTGCGCTCGATGCGCTGAAGAAGACGTTTCCCCTCATCGCGAGGGGGGACATGATGCTGCAGCTGAAGTCGGCGCGCACGCCGACGCTGCACTGAAGGAGCAAGAGACATGAGACAGGTGAAGATGAAGGTTGCCGCCGTCCCGAACTTGCGGCCGATCGCGATCGGATACTACTCCCACGTCCGCGATCCCGACAAGGACTACAGCGTCGTCTCCCACGCGAAGAGTGTGAGGAACGCTGCGAGAGCGGCATTCACCCGCATTCTCGATCGGCGCGCATACAAGGCGCTGATCCACGCCGAGAACGGCGTGGTTGTCGCCAGGATCTGGCGGGAGCGCAACAAGATCCACTCGGTGGGGATGTGACATGGGGGAGAAAGTTGAGAAGATCGAGGCCTGGAAAACGCCCGACGGCAGGGTCTGGCAGACTCGCGAAGCCGCCAACGAGCACATGCGGGTTCGGGCGCTCTTCCCTGATGTCGCGAGGGCGCTCGAAACCGAGAGCTTGCGGCCCACCAGGCAAGCGCTCGAGAACATCACCCGGTATCTCCTGAGTCGATGGGCGGTGGCTCGCAGGGAGGATCGCTGTGATTAAGCCACTCTACATTTTCGACCTTGACGGAACGCTCGCCCTAATCCAGCATCGTCGCCACTTTGTCGAACGTCCTTCCCTGAAGTGCTACGATTGCGGCGGAAAGAACTGGAGAAACTGCGTGCAGTGCAGTGATCTTGACGCCGGCTTCAAACCGAACTGGCCCGCCTTCTTCAAGGCGTGTGTCGATGACCAACCCAACAAGTCGGTTATCGGTTTGCTACAGCAGTTAAGGGGCATTGCTGATGTCGAGGTGTGGTCTGGTCGCAGCGACGAAGTACGAGAAGAAACTGAGCAGTGGCTTTTAAAGTACGCTAACTACACTGGCGTGCTGAAGATGCGCAAGAAAGGGGACTACACCGTAGATCACAAGCTCAAGCTGTCATGGCTTGAAGAACTAAGCGAGGGTGATCGAAAGCGTCTCGCCGCGACATTCGACGATCGAGACCAAGTAGTTCAAATGTGGCGCCAGCAAGGCATCCTTTGCTGTCAAGTTGCGCCTGGGGATTTCTGACCCGGGTATAATTGGGGAATTGTACCCGGGAAGTTATTTCATTCCTGGGGAACTTCCCGCCGTTTCCACGGTCAAACACGCACCCGCGCGAATAGCGGGTTCCAGTTTTCGCCCCTACTGCTGCGGATACACGCACAATCAGGATAGTTCGCAAACCGCAGCGACTCGGGGCACCAGAAAAGCCGTTACTGTTGGAGATACATGTGGGGGTTTGCGCCCCTGCCCAATCTCAAACTCCAGCGACTTACGGCCCCTTTTCAAGCTGCTACTTGGTGAGATACACGCAAGCATAGTCGCAAAGCTCGCCAGACTCGCAGCTCTCAAATTCGCTACAACTTGCCGAGATACATGCAATTTCAATGCCGGGGTCAGGGGTTCGAATCCCCTCTTCGAAGTGGATTCTTCGAAGTAGCTCAGTGGTAGAGCACGAAACCCCTCGACAGACTCGTAGCGATCATTTCAAGAGGGGGGCGATTGTGCCCCCTCTTTTCCTGGAGAGAAAGAGACATGAAAGAGCAGGCGTTTTCGAGGAATCGAGCGGTGTCGATGCTGCTCAAGTCCCCGCACGGGGAGCTGAAGGGATACGTCGAACCGACGCAAAGGACCGGGGAACAAGACCCCGAGTTCCTCGCCCGGCTGACGGCCTGGAACCTGAAGAACGGGAAGATTCGCGACAGCAAGGTTGCGCTTCCCGTCATCTCGCTGGGGATCGAGAAGATTTCCGCCGAGCCGGAATTCCTCGACAACGCCCTGGCGGCGTTCGCGAGCCTCTCTCCGCGGGAGATGGTCCGCTCGATGCGGTTCGCCTACGAAATTCCTGGTGTGTCGAAGAGGAAACTCGCGAAGGTTGCCGCCGCGAAGCTCGCCGCCCTGGAGAGCAAGCCGGCGAAGTTCGCTCGCGTGGCGATGCAGCACAAGCACTCGCTGCAGGAGATGTACGCGCTCTCCCACACCAAGGCGAATGAACAAGCTCGCCAGCTCGTTTTCGGGCGAGGGGAGAAGACGATCGTCGGCCAGCTCGCCGGGATGTCCGACGCCGAGGCAGCTGGAACGATCCTCGAGATGAAGATTCCCTTCCTCGCCGCCGCAGGCGCGTTGGGGAAGCGCTCCTCGTCGCCGGTGATCCTTTCCGCCTTGATGAGGAATATGACTCCCACGGAGGTCGTGACGAACATCAAGCGGCTCGAGAAGCTGGGTGTCCGCCAGGATGCAGCATTGCGGGCGGAACTCGAAGACAAGATGGCCGCCGTGAGCAGCTCGACCACGGCGATCCTCAAGACCTCGAAGGCGGCTGCCCTCCTCGCGGGAACGGAGACCGGAGAGAAGCTTGCGGCCACGCAAGAGCGCCAGCTGGACGCCATCGGCGTGAAGGGGAACTGGTTGATCCTCGCGGACAAGAGCGGCTCGATGGAGCAGTGCATCGAGGCAGCCCGGCATGTTGCCGCCACGCTCGCGAGGGTCTCCGAGGGAGAAACGCAGCTCACCTTCTTCGACACCAACGCAACGAGCTTCCCTGTGACGGGAAAGAGCTACGAGGAGATCTCCAGCATCTCTCGGTTCGTTCGAGCCAACGGAGGGACTTCGATCGGGATCGGCGTCAGGCATGCCCTGGCTTCTAAGTTCTCCGCCGACGGCATCGTGATCGTGACGGACGGGGAGGAAAATGCCAATCCCCGTTTCCACGAGGAGTACGTCCGCTACACCGAGTTCTTGGGGAAGGAAGTCCCCGTCTACGTCTATCGCATCGGGAGGGAGAGGAACAGCCTCGAAGATCGCTGCGAGCGAGATGGAATCTCCCTCCAAGTCTTCGACATCGCTGGCGTGGATTACTACTCCCTGCCCAACCTCATCCTCACGATGAGGACCAACATGTTTTCCCTCTCCGACGAGATCATGTCGCAGCCGTTGTTGCGTCTCGCGGATGTCCTTTAACACCCGCCAGCGGGGTCGCGGGATCAAGACCCCCACCTTAAAAGGAACGTCCATGTACGAGAAACTGCGCCAGATCAACCTCCAGCGCGCCGAGACCGACGAGCTGGTGGCGCTCTATTCCTTCGGCACCGTGATGGCCACGAGCTACCGCGACTTCCAAGTCCCGGAACCGGACTGGTTGAAGGAGAACCTGGCGGGTCTCCGGCGGGAGATCACGTCGCGCCACCGCGACATGCTGGAGAGCCGCCTCCGCGACATCCGCTCGCGCCGCGAAGCGCTGGCCACCCCGGAAGAGAAGCGCTCGCGTCTCGACGCCGAGGAGAAGCGCCTGATCGAGGCCCTCGGAGGGAAGTCGGAGTGACCGCCGAAGTCGCATGGCTGATGGCGCTTCTCGGAGCACTGTTTGCCGTCGGCGGCTACATCATCGGCAAGATGCACGGCTACGAGGAAGCGATGAGGGGGTTCATCTCCGTGATGAACTCCCTCGTCGAGCCGCTCGGGCCCGGCGGAACCGACTGATGCGCCGGCTTTTCAAACCCCTCGAGCCGATGGAAATGGCGGCGGACCAGCTCGCCTGGACGCGCCGTGCCATCCTCGAGGCTGAATCAACGCTCGAGCTGGCGCAGGCGGAGGTGGCTTACCTTCGCGCGAGAGAGCGCCGGCTCGAGAGCTTCTTGAAAGCGGAGGCCCAACGTGCCGAACTTTCTCCCAGACCTCAACAAGCTTGATCCCTCGGGGATGGTTCTTGGGGGGAAGGTGACCGTCAAGGCGACGGTAACCGCCAAGATCGCCGAGGTTGCCCCCGGCATCCTTCGGGGCGAGGATGGGAAGCTTCGAACCTGGTTTCCCGAGAACGAGGCGCCGTGGCCGTCCAAGGAAGTTCCTTGGGGGAAGAAGATCGTCGGCAATATGGTCTTCATCGAGGACACCAAAAAGGCGGGTCTGTCCGGCAAGTATCGCGGATGGGCGAAAGTCGAGGGATACAACGAAGAGCTCGACTGCCTCATCGTTCACAGAGGTTTTCTCCTCGATTGCCGGTGGCGAGGAACGGTCTTCTCCCTTGCGGGAAACGTGTGTGGGCAAATCCGGAAGGCATCACTATGACCCTCTCTGAACTTCGAGACGCCGTGTTCTGGGAACACTCCCTCTGTCTCGACTGCACGGCCACGTTCGACTCGGCGCTGGAAGCCTGCCCGGTTTGCGGCGGCGAACACCTCGTGCCGGCGACCAAGATCCTCGCGCTGGTCGAGCCCATCATCGAATCGGTGGAATGACCTCGACAAACGCCTACCAGCGGAGAACCGCGCCCAAGCGGGCGTGTGAGTACTTGAAGCTCCTCCGTTCCGGCTGGTGGACGTTCGCCGAGATGGAGAAAGAACTCGAGTGGAACGATGGCACCCTGGTGACCTGGAACAACGAGATGCTTGAACAGGGAGTCATCGTGCGCAAGCGGCAAAGAAAGGTCATGGAAGGGCCCGGGTCGCCGCCGTATTTCTACTCCCTCGCCCCCGAGTGGGGCGGAACGAAACAGGAGCCCGACGAGCGCCTGTGAAAAGGCTCGTCTTTTTCAACGTAAGAAAGACTCTCATGAGCGAAACCCAAACGGCGACTCCCGCCAAGAAGAAGACCGAGTACATCAAGGTCAAGATGACCGACGGCCGCGAGGTCGATTTCCCGAAGAGCCGGAAGGCGCAGTCCGACGTCCTCGAGGGCGCCGAAGGCTCGTTCAGCGGCATCCGCTTCGACTTCGTCAACGGCGAGACCCGCACGCTGGAGCTGTCGGACGTCCCCGAGTCGGTGATCAACTACAGCGCCTGCCACGGCCTGAAGCAGAAGATCGCCGACGACTGGGCCGGCATGAAGAACGAGGACGGCACGCCGGCGAGCATCGATGACGTGGTGCTGGCCTGCGACGAGATGATGAACCGCCTGCGCACCGGTGACTGGCGTGTGGCCCGCGAACCTGGCGACTCCACCGCCGGCGCGAGCATCGTCATTCAGGCGCTGTCCGAGGTCACCCAGAAGACGGTGGCCGAGGTCAAGGCTCTGCTGGACGCCAAGCTGGCCAAGATGAAGGCCGATGCGGAGGCCGCCGGCCAGACGCCCCCGACGCGGCAGAAGCTGTACGCGACCTTCCGCGATCCGCGCTCGGCGATCGGCAAGAAGATCCGCGAGCTGGAAGAGGCGAAGGCCGCCAAGAACGCTGTCGGCGATGCCGATGCGATGGTGGCGGAGCTGAGCGGCGCGGCCGCCTGATGGCGGGTTGCCCGGGTATAATCCCCCAATTGTACCCGGGCTTCTTTCGGAGCCTTCGACATGCCACGCGGCCGTCCACCTCTCATTCGCCCCAACATCCCCAAGGAGATCGCGTTTGACGCCGGGCTGATCACGCGGTTGGATCTTATCCTCTATTCTGAGGCGGAGCAGAGGGTTCCGAAAGGGGCGTATCAACGGTTCTTCAACACCCTCTTGACGCAATACTTCGAGCACAAGACGCTCGACCTCGCACCGTACCTGGGGACGTTGCCTCAGGTTGCCGCCGTGCGGGGTCGGGAGGACGTGATCGAGATGCTCAAGCAACACCTGGAAAGGAAACCATGAGCAAGAAATACCACGTGCAGCTTCCGATCGCCGGCGTCATGTACGTCGCGGTTGATGCTGGGTCTCGTCGCGAAGCGATTGACCTCGCGGTGAAGAAGGCGGAAGATGCGCTCGGCTCCCCCGACGCGATGCAGCACATCGAGTGTCTCGACGTATACGAGCGCTTCTTCGAAGGGAACATTTCCCAAGTCGAACTCGACGAAGTCTCCGTCGAGGACGAGGACGGCTTCGAGGTGGACGAGGACGACGAGGAAGAGACGGAGGGCCTCGAAGACGAAGACCTCACGGACGGCGAGGGCGACGATGACTCCTGAACTTCAGGCGAAGATCCAGATCTGGCGGCAAAAAGCACTCAATGGTGACCTGTCCGAGGAGGAATGCGCACAAGCGGTCATTGCCCTTCGGGCCGGCCGGATGAGCGCGCAGGCTGCCAGCGAGACCTCGAAGAGGAAGAAGGCAGCGGCGGAGATTCCCGACGCAGATGATCTGGTGAAGGAGCTGATTGGATGACGAATGCCTGCGCAAATTGCAAGTTCTGTTCTCGCGGTGACGGACAGGATTTGCTGTGTCGCCGCCTGCCTCCGCAATCCACCGTCGTCTTGCGGCCGGCGCAAACTCTCCAAGGCACCCAGCTCGTCCCGACGCCGGTGACTTCCTGGCCGCTCGTCCGCAAGGACGAATGGTGCGGGGAGTTCGAGATGCAGTTGACGCTCGCCTCGTAAGAGCTCAGCCCCCGAACATCGCGAGTCGGTGTTTCGGGCTGCGTTCCTGCAGCGCTTCAAGCAGGAGTTTTTTCGATGGCCCTTCATCGCCCACCCTTCCCTCACGTTCTCGATTCCTCTTTCATCGCCGCGTTCCGATCGTGTCCTCGCAAGGCGATGTTCGAGTACTTCCACCACTGGAAGCCGAAGACCCCCTCGGTTCACCTCCACGCCGGCGCAGCGTATGCGAAGGGGCTGGAAGTCGCCCGCACGGAGTTCTTCCTCAATGGCCGCTCGTCGCGAGACGCGATTGGCGCCGGGCTGCAAGCCTTGCTGCTGGCCTACGGAGATTTCCAGTGTCCGCCGGACTCCGCCAAGTCCCTCGAGCGCACCGCTGGCGCCTACGAGTACTACTTCTCCGTCTATCCCCTCGAGCAGGATCACGCGGTTCCAATCACCCTGCCGGGTGGCCGCCGGGGCATCGAGTTCAACTTCGTCGAGCCGATCGACGCGAAGCACCCTGAAACGGGCGACCCACTCCTTTACTGTGGCCGCATGGACATGGTGTGCCAGTTCGCCGGCCAAGCGTTCGGCGAGGACGACAAGACGACGAGCCAACTCGGCGCCAGCTGGCCCCGTCAATGGGATCTCCGCTCGCAGTTCACCGGCTACTGCTGGGGCGCCAAGCAGGCAGGGATGCCACTTGCCGGCTTCATCGTGCGTGGTGTGTCGATCTTGAAGTCGAAGTACGACACCCTTCAGGCGATCACGTACCGCCATCCCTGGATGATTGACGAGTGGTACGAGCAGCTCGTCACCCGCGACATCCCCTCGATGGTGAAGATGTGGGAATCGGATTCCTGGGGAGCGAACCTCGATTACAGCTGCAACGAGTACGGCGGCTGCACTTTCAAGCAAGTGTGTCTCGCGGCTCCGGCCGATCGAATGAGCTGGCTCGAGACCACCTTCGAGCGCCGCCGGTGGGACCCGGTGACGAGAGAGGAGACGAAGCTGTGAGCAAGACATTTCTGACTTCCGTTCAATCCGCTCGCTTGGTAAACCTGATCGAGGCGGAGTACTCGGCGTCGAAAGTTTCCGACGTCGGCTTCGCCAAGATCGCGACGGAGAAGCTCGGCTTCGAGGTCAACAACCGTCATGTGCAGAGTCGGCGGGTCGAGCTAGGCATCCCGCTGAATGGTCCGCCTTCCCCCGACGAGACACGTCTCGACCGCATCGAGCGGGATGGGGCGGCGCTGACCGAGGTTGTCGCCGAACTCACTCGCAAGCTGGACATCGTCATCAAGGTGCTCAATCTCAAGATGCATTTCGAGGGCAGCCGGGATGGGCACGCAGCACTTCATCCTCGGTAAGTCCGTTTTGGGGGCTCGCAAGATACCCGACTTGCGAGTCATCCCCGGGCTCGAGGTTCGCTTCCACCACTCCTATTGCTTCTTCTGCATCAGGTGTGGAGAGATTTGGGGGCGCCTCTTGCACGACCGAGCGGAGTACACACAGTGCGTTTGCCGCCCGTGCCTTGCACACGGGGATGGGCGGTTCTCGCACGCCAGCTTTTTTCCTGGCGAGCCCGACAATTTTGAGCGCAACTGGCCGGTTGCCGCCATGCGCCATGAACTCCTCGCCGAAATCTCATTCACCGAAAGGTTGTACAAACTATGACTTCACTCACAGCGCCGAAGATCCTTCTCGAGGGTGACTCGGGCGGCGGCAAGACCTACGCCATCGGCTCGCTCGTCGATTGGGCTGCCAAGCAAACGCCGAAGGTCCAGGTCTTCGTCGTCTTCGTCGAGAACGGGCTGGAAACCCTCTTGGGTTACTGGCGTGACCGCAAGCTTCCCATCCCCGACAACCTCCATTGGCACGAAATTCCCTCGGCGGCACTCGGCCTCGAGGCGTTGATTGCCGGCGCCAAGGACGTGGGGATGCTGACCTACGAGGGGTTGACCAAGCAGATCGACCCCAACCGAGGCACGAACAATCCGGCCTACAAGTTCCTGCAGATTTTCGCCGACTTCCCCGACGACCGAACGGGGGAGAAGTACGGCAACGTCGGCAAGTGGGGCGCGGACAAGTTCCTTTGCATCGACTCCCTCACCGAGACGGCAGTTCTCTACGAGAAGATGTGCATCGGGAACAAGCCGGTGATGTCGCAGCCGGAGTACCTCGTGGCGCAGAACAACTTGATGAACTTCCTCCGCTACATGTGCGCCCCGAGCAATGCCTTCGGCTTTCTCATGACCGCTCACCTGCAGAAGCAGATGATCGAGGCCACCGGCACTGTGATGTACACGATCAAGGCGATCGGGAAGGCAATCTCCGATGACATCCCCAAGCTGTTCTCCGAGGTAATTCTTTGTCGGAGGGAGGGGACGAGCTGGCATTGGGACACCCTGTCGCCGGGTGTGGTGACGAAGACGAGGTACCTTCCGCTGTCGCAGAAGTTGCCGCCGGACTGTGGCACGATCATGGAGAAGTGGAAGGCGAGGGCCAGCGAATGACCAAGGTTTTGATCGGCGACGCTTGTGCCTATATCGGGCCCAAGAAGTACCAAAAGATCGGCGTCGCTTTCCGCGACGAACAGGGAAGAATCTGCGTCAAAATCGACGTGTTGCCGCTTCCGAATTCCGGCTGGGAAGGTTGGATCAATGTGTTCGAGAAAAAGGATAAGTTGGCGACTTCGGCTCGGCCAGAAGGAATTCATGATGACGACATCCCTTTCTGATCGAGACCTCGGGCCGCTGCCGGAGCCGGCTCGCACGGTCGATATCTTCGGCCACGACTGCCCGCTATTCACGCGAGAGCAGATGCGCGCCGAGCGCACCCGCGCCTACGACCTGGGCCGCGCATCGCGCGACGCGGAGGTGGAGAGGCTGCGAGAGGCGCTGCGCGAACTGCTTGACCCGGCCATAAACGAAGATGGCGAGTGGTATCGGCAGGCGCGCGCAATCGCCCGCGAGGCACTGAAGGAGAAGCCGTGAACCTCACCAACCTGCCCCGCGTGGGCGAGCCGCTCGAGGGCGGCACCTTCGCCGGCATCATCACCGGCCGCGACGGCGCGCACAGCGCCGTCGTGCTGCTTGACGACAAGCCGGCGGACCGCGTGACCTGGCAGCAGGCCATGGAGTGGGCCGCGAGCTTGCACGCCGAACTGCCGACGAGGCCGGTGGCGGCGCTGCTGTACGCCAACCTGCGCGCTCGCTTCGAGGAGGCGTGGCACTGGACCTCGGAGGATGTCGAAGGCTACGGCTCGCACGCCTGGCTCCAGCACTTCCACGACGGCAACCAGTACAACTACCGCAAGGGCTACGAGGGCCGAGCCCGAGCGGTGCGGCTGATCCCGCTGGAGCCCGCCCCATGACCGACGAGAAGATGCGCCTGGACCCTGACTCGTGGGAGGCCAGCGCTCAATACCTCCTAGAGTCGTGCCCATTCACCGTGTGGCAGCGCCCTGGCGGCGGAGATGTTGACCTCATCGCAACGCTCGTGGTGACTTTCCGGGGCATGCAAATGCGGCTCGAAGGCCACCCGATGTTTGGCGCCCGCGCCACCGAGGCTCAGATTGCATCCGCTCGCGCAGAGGAGCGGGAGCGGTGCGCCGCCCTCCTCAACGCCAGAGCAGCCGACTACCGCGCCTCAGCTCTGCTTATGCGCCCACCCGCCGAACGCTTCAATGCGTACGCGACGGCGCTCAACGAAGCCGCCGACGCCATCCGCAAGGGGTAGCATGTCTTCTCCTCTCTCCCTCCTCCGCTGGTGGGCCGCCGTCTCAGCCGCCCGCCTCCGCAAACCTGCGGAGGTTGTCCTCCGTTCCTCTCTCGGCGGCCACACCTTTGAGGTCACCGCCGGCGACCTCACCGCCATCTGCCGAATCATCGAATCTTGCGTGCCGCCGGGCCACGCAGGCTCTGAGCAATCCTGCCCGGAATCTCTTAACCGAAAGGTGTAACAACCATCATGGACTTCGATCCGCAAGCATACCTCGACGCACCCACCACCCAAGCCTCCGAACGCCGTCCGCCGGTTCCTGCCGGCGACTACGTCGCTTCCATCACCGACCTCACGGTCGAGCCGTGGACCTCCAAGGACAAGGTCGATCCGATCACTGGGCAGCTGAAGTCCGGCATTCGCTTCGACATCTCGATGAAAATCGAGCTGCCCGAGGCGATCGCCGAAGTCTGCAAGATCCCCGCGCTGACCCTCAAGGACGGCGTGCTGGTTGACCGGACTACGGAAGGTGCCATCGACTACTCGCCGGGGAAGAACTCCCGCCTGCGGCAGTATCGTGAGGCGACCGGCCTGAATGTGCCGGGGGAAACCTTCTCTCCCCGCATGCTCATCGGCCGGCTCGTCAAGGTCCGGCTGACGCACGAGGAGTACCAGGGCAACCTGCAGGAACGGGCCGGCGCACTGTCGAAGGTGAGCTGATCGAGTGGGAGGGCTTCGGCCCTCCCCTTTTTTAACCAAGGAAATCATGAAGATCCTGGACATCAACGAAATCGTTGTGCCGCCGAACCGGCAGCGAAAAAAGTTCGACCCGCAACGCATCGCGGACTTGCGAGTCTCGATCACGGAGACCGCCTACGGCTTGCAGAATGCCGTCGTGATCAGGAGAAGCGAGAACGATCTTCCCCTTCTGGTTTCCGGCGAACGGCGGTTGCGGGCCGCCCAGGAAGCATTCGAACTCGGGATACCGCTGAGGCACGCCGGGGAAGTTCTTCCCGTCGGCAAGATCCCGGTGGTTGACGTGGCCGACCTCGACCCCATCGACGCGTTCGAGGCGGAACTCGAGGAGAACATCAACCGAGAAGACCTCACCATGATCGAGCAGGCGCAGGCGACTGCGCAGCTGCTCGAGCTCAGGACGAAGCAGGCGGAAAGAGACGGCAAGCCAGCGCCAAAGGCAATCGACATCGCTGCGGAGCTGGCGGACATCGAGAAGCCAAACAGCCGTGAAACCTGGAAGGAGGCGGCCGCCGCCCACACGAAGGTTCGGGATCAGCTGATCGTCGCCCGGCACGCCGAAGACCCCGAGGTTCGCAAGGCAACCTCCCTCAAGGAGGCGGTCAAGATTATCAAGAAGAAAGAGGATGACAAGCGCAACGTCGCGCTGGCGGCAACTCACGGCGCCATCTTCAAGTCGTCTTCCCATCAGCTCTTCAATGCGGACTGCCTGGCCTGGTTGGAAGCAGCGCCGGCGGCCACCTTCAACCTCGTAATCACGGACCCTCCCTACGGAATCAACGCTCACGAGTTCAACGACTCCGGAGTCGGCACCTCGGCCGACGCCCACTTCTACGATGACTCTCCCGAGTCCTGGTCCGCGCTCATGCAGGTGCTCCCCGCGGCACTCTTTCGTGTCACTGCGGACGAAGCTCACGCCTATCTTTTCTGCGACGTTGATCGCTTTCCCGAACTGCGCCTTCGGATGTCCGAGGCGGGATGGAAGGTTCATCGCACTCCGCTGATCTGGCACAACCCCGATGGCTTCCGGGCGCCGTGGCCTGAGCACGGGCCGCAGCGGAAGTACGAGATGATCCTTTACGCCAGGAAGGGGGACAGGAAAACCAACAAGCTTCTCGGAGACGTGATCGAGTGCAGGAAGGATTCCGCTCTCGGTCACCCCGCGCAGAAGCCAGTGGCCTTGATCGAGAACCTGCTCATGCGGAGCGCCCGCCCAGGGGATAAGGTGATTGATCCCTTTGCCGGCAGCGGGGCCACAATCGAAGCCTGCAACAATCACAAGCTCGCCTGCACCGCCATCGAAAAGGATGCGGGCGCTTACGCAATCTCGCTGAAGCGTCTCAAGGCGCTCAGCGCTTTTGACGAGGGACTGTTCTGATGACCTCCGTTCTTATCCTCGACACCGAAACCACCGACATCGACGGGGAGGTGATCGAACTCGCCTATGTTGCCGCCGAGGGGCTTCCCACCCGCGAAACCACCTTTGCTGGAAAGACCAAGCGCTTCACGCCGTCAGTCCCCATCAAGTTCGGTGCGATGGCAACCCACCACATTCTGCCGGAGGAGGTCGTCGGCTTTGCCCCCAGCTCGGAAGCGCCAAAGGAACTTCCCTCCGCCGAGTACTGGATCGGCCACAATATCGACTTCGACTGGAAGGCTCTCGGGTCGCCGCCGAAGGTTCGGCGCATCTGCACGCTCGCGCTCGCCCGGGCTGTGTGGCCCGAGACGGACTCCCACACGCTGACGGCGCTGCACTATTTCCTCTTCGGCGCAACTCCAACCACCCGGCAGATCCTCCGCAACGCTCACTCGGCCATGCACGATGTTATGCTGTGCGTGCAGCTCCTTCACCTCATCGTCGAGAAGATGGGGGTGTCGGACATCGAAGGCTTGTACGCGCTCTCCGAGGACGCGAGGATTCCTCGCAAGTGGGGGTTCGGGAAGTTCGTCGGCAAGCCAATCTCGGCGGCGGACCGGGGCTACGCGAACTGGTACCGGTCGAACTGCAAGGACAATCCGGATTATCTCTATTACTGCGAGGCGCTGCGCCGCAGCGGGCTGATGTGAGACCACCTCTTCCAGCCCCTCGAACTTTGCTGATCGACGGTCCCATCTCCATCTACGTCTACGACGCTCCGGAGGAGGAACTCCGCGCAGCACACGCCCGCCTTCTTCCACTTCTCGAACAAGCAGTTAAGGGAGCCTCGCAATGCTCGGCCACGGAAACGGACCTTCCAACGCTCGAATCGCAATCGTCGGAGAAGTCTGGGGAAACTACGAAGACCGAACCAAGGAACCCTTCATAGGCCCAGCCGGCGAAGAGATGAATCGGATGCTGCACGAGGTCGGCATCCTTCGCTCCGAATGCTGGGTCACGAATGTCGTCAACGCCAGGCCACCAAACGGAAGTGTCGAGGCGTGGATACCCAAGAAGAAGAAAGACATCAAGTCGACGTTTGTTGGGCTGCACGAGAAGCTGGTCGACCCGCTGGTTGTCGCCGGCTACAAGCAGATGATTGGGGAGCTGTCCCTCGTCAAGCCCAACATCATCGTCGCGATGGGGAACACTGCGCTGTGGGCTTTGACCGGCGCGGAGGGAGTGATGAAGTGGCGCGGCTCCCAGCTCTACACCACCGCCCCCGGTCTGCCGAAGACCAAGCTGATCCCCACCGTCCACCCGGCGGCGATCATGAGGGATTGGTCCCTTCGTGCTATCTCCCTTCACGATCTCAAGAGGGTTGCCGCCGAGCGCGCAACAGCGGAATATGCAAATGAGCCTCAGTGGAACTTCATCGTCCGCCCCGACTTCGCCACAGTCCTCGGAACTCTCCGAAGCCTCCTTGATCGACTTACTCAAGGGATTCTCTGGCTTGACTTTGACCTTGAAACCCGAGCGGGCCATATCGCTTGTGCTGGCATCTCATGGTCGAAGACTGAAGCGATCTGTATTCCCTTCATGTGTGTGGAGAGCCGCTCTGGGTACTGGCTTGCGGAAGAGGAAGCGAAAATTGTCCACACTCTCTACACTCTCCTCACGCATCCGAACGTCCGAGTAAGGGGGCAGAACCTTCTCTACGATTGCCAGTACACGTACCGCCACTGGCACTTTGTCCCTCGTGTCGCCCAAGACACGATGATCGCTCACCACTCAACGTTCTGCGGGCTGCCGAAGTCCCTCGCCTTCCAGGCGTCGATGTATTGCGACCACTACGTTTACTGGAAGGACGACGGTAAGACCTGGGAGAAGAACGTTTCCGAGGACCAGCTCTGGCGGTACAACGCCATCGACTGTGTGAGGACTCGAGAGTGCGGAGAGGTCGAGACGAAGAACCTCGAGAAGCTCGGCCTCGTCGAGGTGGATCGGTTCCAGCAGGAGTTCTTCTGGCCCGTCCTCCAATGCATGCAGCGAGGGGTGGCAATCGACAAGAAGCTTCGGGCAGAGTTCGCTCTCACGCTCGAGGATGAAATCGCCAGACGTGAGCAGTCGTTGAAGAAGATCCTCGGCCATCCGTTGAACCCCCGCTCTTCCAAGCAGATGCAAGAGCTGTTTTACGGGGACTTGAAGTGCAAGCCGAATTGGAAGAGACAGCCTGGGATGCCGCCGTCCCTGACGTGCGATGACAAGGCCCTCGAGAAAATAGCTGTCGAGGAGCCTATCCTCCGGCCACTCATCCGGATCATTCAGGAGTACCGCAGCCTCGGCGTATTCCTTTCCACATTCGTCCTCGCCCCGTTAGACATCGACGGCAGGATGCGAACGAGCTACAACATCTGCGGGACGGAGACGTTCCGTTTCGCCTCGTCCGAGAATGCATTCGGCAGCGGGACGAACCTTCAGAACATCCCGAAAGGGGGTGAGGACGGGGACTCCGATTTGAAGCTTCCGAACATCCGGCGCATCTTTGTGCCTGATCCAGGCTTCACCATTTTCGACACGGACCTTTCGAAGGCGGACCTTCGCATCGTGGCCTGGGAGGCCAATGAGCAGGAGATGAAGGCGATGCTTCGCGAGGGCCGCGACCCGTATGTCGAGACCGCAAGGGAGTTTCATCGTGACCCGACTCTTAAAAAGACTCGCGCTGACGGCAGCGAGGATCCTCGGTACAAGCAATTCAAATCCTTCTGCCACGGAACCCATTACCTGGGAACTCCGCATGGCCTTGCCCAAAGGCTCGGCCTTACCATTCATACTGCCGAGAGGACTCAACGTTGGTACCTTGGAAAGTACCCTGCAATCCGCCGCTGGCAAGAGGACTTTAAGGATCGGGTCACCTCCCGACGCTACGTTGAGAATGTATTCGGCTACAGACGGTACTATTTTGATCGTCCTGACGATGCGATGTTCCGAGAGGCAATTGCGTGGCTTCCTCAATCCACGGTAGCGCTTTACATCAACCGTATCTGGATGAATATCTACAAGAAGTATCCCTGGATATGGGTGCTTCTGCAGGTGCACGATTCGCTGGTGGGGCAGTTTCCGGCGTTCCGGAAAGAGGAGGCGATCGCGGCAATCCAAGAGGCGGGGAATATCGTGCTGCCTTACGAGGATCCCCTCATCATCCCGATGGGGTTGAAGACGAGTGAGACCAGCTGGGGGGAATGCGGATGAGGACGATCGTAGCCGGCTCCCGCAGCGTGCATGACTGGCTGCCTGTGTGGGAGAAGCTGGAGAAGCTTCGTCCACCGATAACGCTCTTGATCTCGGGGATGGCCGCCGGCCCGGATACAATGGGGCTTGACTGGGCGAAGAAGTACGATGTCCCCTTCGAATGCTACCCCGCGCAGTGGAGAAAGTTCGGGAGGGTGGCCGGGTTCCACAGGAACATCCAAATGGCAGATCGAGCAGAGAGGCTTGTAGCTTTTTGGGACGGGAGAAGTCGGGGCACAAGGCACATGATCGAGGTAGCTCGTGAGAAAGGCCTTATCGTGGAGGTAGTCGATGCCCCGCCGTCTCGGTAATTGGCTTCACGCCTACCTCAAATACAACGAGGGGACGGAGGCACCGAAGCTTTTCCACTTCTGGATCGGCGTCTCCACCATTGCAGGGGCACTTCGCAAGCATGTCTGGCTGGACATGATTCGCTTCAAGTGGACGGCGAGTTTCTACATCATCTTGGTGGCGCCGCCTGGCGTAGCGACGAAGACCACTACGCTGGACACGGGGCATGGCCTGCTGAGGAAAATTCCCGGCATCAAGTTCGGGCCGGACATTGTGACTTGGCAGGGGCTGATCAAAAAGTTCTCGGAGTCGCAGGAGGAGTTTGCCTTTGGGGAAGAGTTCCACCCGATGTCCGCCCTGACGATCGGCTCGGGAGAGCTGGGGAACCTTCTCAACCCTCAGGATAAGGACATGGTGAATCTCTTGATTACCCTCTGGGACGGCAAGTCGAGAGTGGATAAAGAGACCAAGATGTCAGGGAACGAAACCATCGCGGCACCCTGGGTGAATCTCGCCGGCTGCACTACACCAGACTGGATTGCGAACAACGTTCCCGCGAGTATGGTTGGCGGCGGGTTCGTATCCCGCTGTATATTCGTCTATCGCGACGAGAAAGAAAACCTCGTGGCATGGCCTGACGAAGCGGCGCCCGGAGAAGTTACCAAGTTGGAGGAAGACCTCCTCGCAGACCTCGAGCACATCGCGGTGAATCTCGTGGGGCCGATGACCCTCACGCCGGCGGCCCGCAAATGGGGAAGGGAATGGTACGAGAAGCTCTGGCGGGTAGAGGCCAAAGCTGCGAGCGACGATCAGGTCAAGGGGTACCTCGCGCGGAAGCAGGGGCACCTAGTGAAAACTTCGATCGTGTTGTCGATCGCTCGAGGAGATTCGATGTTGATCGAAGAGGACGATTTGAAGCTCGCCGACCTGATGCTCAAAGACGTGGAGTCGAGCTATGCGAAGGTCTTCTCCCGAATCGGGATGAACGATTTTTCCGCCCGAGTCTCCCGCGTCCTGGAAGTCATCAAGCGGGCGGGCCGAATCACCTACGTCGACTGCTATCGCCAGGTCCACTCCTGGCTGGCGGACCCCAAAGAGTTCGGGGCGGCCATCGACGGACTGGTGAGGTCAGGACAAATCAAGCTCGACGTGGCGGGGGCGGCCGAGCCGATGAAGTGGTCCCTGGTGTATATTGACCGGGTATAATACGCCAATTATGCCCGGTCACAATTCCCGCCCTACAGTCGCCAACCTCGTCACCGAGGGGCTAGGCTATTGCTGCACGTGGTTCTTCTTCAAGCACTTTCGCCAAACCCCTCTGGTGGCCGCCCGGCTCGGGGTCACTGACCGCGCCGTCCGAATGGCGAAGGCTCGGGTCGATTCCGGCGAAGACGCGTGCAAGCATTGCGACAAGTGCCTGCACGCCCGGATAACCCTCGAGGGCTCCCCTCGTGTCAAAAGCTTCGACTCATCTCCACCCAAGAACTCGAGTACGAAGTGAACTTCACGAACGTCATAAAGGTTCCGGCGGCCGGCGTCACGCTGCTGGCCCCTCCCTTCAGGGTGATCCCGGAACCCGCCTGCACCGTGGTGTTCCCGTTCGCGAAGAAGCAGACAACGAACCCCTGAACCTGGCTGGTGGGCAGCACCAGGTTGGTCATGTTCGTCGCGCTGCTGTTGTCGACGTAGCAGTAAGTCGACGTCAACGTCGGGGTGGCGCCGGAGATTGAGGTCCAGGGAAGGGACCTCATCCCCTGAAGCTGAACGCCGGAAGCCAGGTCGACTGTCAGAGATGCGACCCTGGCGCCAAAGGTCCACGAGCTGAAGACGCTCGAGGCGATCGAAGGGATGCCGTAGATCTCGACGCTTCCATCCTCGCGTTCTTGCCTGAACGTCGAGTCGATGTTGATGGCGGCGAACTTGTAGCTCCACACGCACGAGCCGTCGGTGATGCTCGTCCCCGTCCCGGTGATGGCGGAGCTGCCACTCGTGCCGCCGGTCGTAGCGAGGTACACCTTGCCACTGTCGGAAATGCAGTAGTCGCCGGTTGCGTAGGTATGGCTTGCTTGCCAGGGTTGCGGGTCCTTGATCGCGACTGCGTAAGGAGTCTGCAGTCGATGGCTGATGATCCAGCGGTTGCCGCCGTCGTCCTTCTTGTGCTGGCGCAGAATGGTGGTGAGGGGATCCCCATCATAGTTGATCCCGATGCCGAAGATCTCCGACATGTAGCGTCCAGTCGCGCTCGTGGTGCCGGCGGTCCCGAAGTTGAGAAACATCCGATTCGGGTGGTGGCCAGAAGCGACAACGTCACTCGTATCGTCCGAGGCGATGTCGCCGCCGTACAGGATCCTCATCTTCTGAATCCCGCCGGGCGAATGGCCGATGTTGACGCTCGACTCGTCGAGGACCATCACCCCAGTGGGCACTGCCGCGTAGACAGCGTCCATATCGAACGCGGTGCCGAAGGCGATGTACAGCACCCCGCGCCAGCCAGAAAGCGAAGTGAGAAGGGCGACCAACGCGGTCGTCTGGTCCGTTCCGTCGGCGAGGATGCCCCTCGAGTAGGCCTCGATTCGGCCGACGCCAGGAACGTTCTTCCTCTTGTACGCCGCGTCGTTGACGTCTTGCGCCCAGGCAGTGTTGAACACGGTTTGCTTGTCGACAAAAGTGGTGTCAGCCATTTAGGTCCTCGGATCGTTTTTCCATTCTTCCACGGGCATGAAGTGGCCTACGATTGCGCAGCCGGCGATTGCATACCCTACAATCGCTGTGCGCCCTTCGATTGTGCAGATGTTCTCGACGAAGACCTCCTCGGGATTCCGCACAAACTCAGGAGTTGGATTCTCCTTGACAGCCCGAACAAAATCTTGGGGGTGGCGAGGTTCCCAGTGCTCCGGACAGACGTACCAGTTATTCCATTGCTTGCGAAGCTCGCTCCCCTTTCTCTTCTTCCCACACCGATCGCAGCGAGCGTTCCAGTCGCCAAGACGGAAATAGTCAGCGTTTCCCATCACAGCTCCTTCTTTGCTTTCTTCTGATACTTCAGAATCTCTTGGTGGATCTCGTCTTCCTTGAGTTCTTTCCGCCGCTTCGCCTTCGTGGCGGCTGCCTGCCCAGCGTCGCTGTGAGTGTACATCCACTTCCCGACAAGGGGGATATACCTCATCGCCTTCGGGTCTTGCGTGAGGATCTCCCCGAACATCTCATACGGCGGAGCGAGGGTTCCGGCCGCGGCTTTCACCACGTCCTTCTTCCTCGCATTGTCGAGAACGTAGGAAGACCAGCCAAACGTCTTGAAGATGTTCTCGGGGATGTCGCCCCACTCGAGCTTGTCGTCTTTCCCGAGCAGCCAGTTCTGAATAAACGTCAAGCCGGCGCCGGAAAGACCCAACGCGAGGCTGTAGCGAAGGAGAAAGTTCGTCCCCCTCGTCACGCTCGCGATGTCGCCTTTCGCGATTTCCCTGATGCCTCGTTCGCGCACCAGGTTCATCTGGCGAATCATGAAAGACTTGAGGGTATAGAGCACCCTCGCGTTGGGGGAGTGGACCCACGCCTGCGGCATTTCAAGCTTGGAGATCGGCTGGACGTCGGAAAGCTCGCGGAAGAGAAGTTCCCCTACGAGGGAAGATTTCTTTCCGCGGGCAAGATCGTCGATTAGCTGGGCGGTGTCGGCGCCGAAGTACTCGCCGTACTGCCGAGCAATCTCCATGCGCCCCGACTCGCTCTTGGCGAGCTTTCCAAATTTATTCGCTGCCGCATTGATGTTCACCAGCTTGGAGAACTCGTCCACGAAGCTGAAGCCGGAAAGACGCAAGGTCTTGTCGAGGAAGGCGGCGGTTGAAATTTCCCAGCCGCCGACGCGAAGGGGTTGCCGCGAGCCCCGCACGAATTCCTCGGAGAGGTGATTCACCAACCCCATGTCGGAGAGGGTCCATCCCTTCTTTCCCACGCTTTGCGCGACGGCCTTGATGGAAGGGAGAAAACCTTGCAGCGCAACCGCCACCGCCGCGTCGCCAAACTGCACGATCGCGGAGAATGGGTTGCCGAGGAGAAGAGCCTGCGTGATGTTCTTGTAGGCTTGGGCGAGAGGGTGAGCCGCCTTTTCTCCTGGACCGAAGCGGGATCGAAGGAGGGATTCGAGGCGCCCAAGCTGCTCGTTGGTGAGGTTGCCGGCGGCCCGCTCCCTCGCGACGACGTTCCCGATAGAGGCGGAGACGTTCACCGCCTGCGAATCGGGGTGTTGCGCCAGATCCTTCCCGAAGAAGCGAGCCCGTTCGATCTCCTTTGCGGCGGATCGAATGTAGAGAGGCAGCGACTCCGACGCCGGTGCGTAGAATTGGAGGAGGTCCTCCGTCATCTTCTTCACCGTGCGGTTTTTCAGTAAGCCGCTCTGCCCGCCCATGTCAGTCTTGCGGATCGCTTGGATCAAGTGAGAGTTGACGATTTGGGAAAGCTCGACCTCGGTGAGGTCTTCGCCGACGGCCTTTGTTTTCTTCTTTGCCGCCTCAGAAATCTTCTCCCCCAAGAAATCGGCGGCTGGCTTCCCGAGATACTTCATCAATCCGTTGAGGTCGGAGACGATTCGCGGGTAGTAGTCGGGGAGCAGCTCCTTGGCGAGGTTGAGGTTCTTCAGGTCGGCGCCGAATCGATCGAGCAGCGCTTGGACCTTCGGCCAATCCTCGATGAGGGTTTTGTCTCCGGTAGCTTGAATCACCTTCGTGACCAGCGCCCGGTTGTTGAGAAGGGTAGCGAAGTCCAACGCCTTTCGAACCTCAGCGGGGAGGGCACGAAACGCCTCCACGAATGGGGCGACAACCTTCACCTCGTTGTTGGTGCGGACGAGGAGGTTCTTCTCGTGCTCCGTCAGGCGACGGAGGAGAGGTTGCGACATGGTTCGAAGCTCGGCGGAAAGGCTACCAAAGAGGGCTTCGGCGGCTGACCCCTCTTCGGCGGCAACCCGCGCAGCGTAGGAAGATCGAGACTTCGCCCACATTCCCAAGCCGACAACCGCGCCCGCAAGTGCGGAGTTGCGAACCCTTTTCTCCTCGTCGGAAAGAACGGCGGTTAGGGCGGCGCCGGCCCCGATGGCGAGGACGGAGGGAATGAACTTCGCTGCGCGGCGATTCCCGGGGACGGCGAGAAGAGCCGCAAGGGATGTTGCGTCCTCTCCCTCGAGTTGGGTTGCCGCCAGGCCGGCCGCGACACCAGCGCCAGCGACTCCTAGCAACCTCGTCGGAACACCGTCGCCGGAGGGTGGCTGAGGAAGGTCAATCTCGAGCCAAGTGTGGCCGTGGGAGTCGGTGTGAGGGCGGGCTTTGAACTCGGACTTGAGGAACTTCTCGATGCCACCGCGGTAGCGGTCGTAGAGAAGTTGATTAGAGCCAAAGTTGGGAGTCTTCTGCGCATCGAGAGCTTCCTGAGCGCGCTGTAGGTCAGCTTTATTCTCAGCGAGAAGTTCCCGCAGCTCAGCAATGTGCTGAGTAAGCCATTTCGGATCAGAGAGAGCTGGAGCGGCTCTAAGAGTAGAGGCAGCATAAGAGCCGCGTGGGGGGGTTCCTGTTTCCAGCGTGGTTACCCAATCGCGAATCTCCGCTTCCGCTCCCATAACGAGCCTTGTATGGTGCTCGACCTGCCGCCGCAAGCCATCTCGACTGTCCGGCCACCCCTCCACCTTCGCAACGGTGTCGGCGGTCGCGAAGCGGATGGTTGGGCGACTTTGGCCTTCCAAGCGAGCCGCATCCGCAATTTCCTCCCTCACAATCCTCTTGTACCACTCAGGGAAGAGAGGGCGAAGGGCGTCGACGGAGGCAGACGCGCCAAGCTTCGCTCTGTTTTCGGCAATCTGAACTTCGTACTGTCTCAGCACACGGTTGAGCATGAAGCGTGGGTTGTTCTCCCCGCGTCGTATTGCGTCAGCAAACAGAGTGTCTGTCCGGAGGGTCTCCATAACCTCAGGCCAAGCCTCACCCCGATTTTCGCCAAAGACGGGCCTACCATCTTGGGTGTGTCGACCGAGTCGATTACGCAGCTCCAGATAACGAGCGTGGTCCGCCAGAAGCGTCTCGAGCCCTCTCTCAAGTCCCGCCCTCTCCCCCTCGCTAAGCATCTTTCCCGCTTTCTGCACCAGGTCGCTCTGCAGCTCTACCACATGCCGGACGCCGCCCTCGTCGAAGGACCTCGAATGGGCGAAGTAATTGGGGTCGGAGAAGTGATTTGAGGTGCCCGTTTTAAGAGGAGATTGCCAGACAATCGTGCGGGCGGGAGGGCCAGCAACCTCGCTCGAATTTATCCCCTCAAGTGCAGCGTACTCCGCTTCAAGCTCTTCCAACCGCACTCGCCGAAGTCCGCCGAAATCCGGAATGGTTCTTGTCCCATCGGAATTTACTTGGGCTTGTATTGCTTGATCGATAGCAGTACGGAGCTGCTCTAACCTTACTGCGTGTTGAGCGACGCCAACAGTCTCATAGTTAGTCAGTCGGTCAATTCTTTCCAGTCCATACGGTTCGTACCTCGACGTCCCCATCGAGGTGTCCGCCGTCAACTCAAAGTCCCCGGCGGCAATCTTGAACCCTCCCACCAGATCCTTCGCGGTAATCCTCGGCCGATCGCCGATGATCCTCTCAAACATCTCGACTTCTGCAGCCGGCGCCCCACTCTTCTTCAGCTCTTGGCGAAGCTGGTTCGCACTGAAGTCCCACGTGCCGCCGAACTTGCTGTTCAGCCGCTCGAGAAAGCGGGAGGTGTACCTCAGCCGCGGGTGAATGGCGGAGAGGGGAGTTGCTTCCGGCAACCGCGCAAGCGCCCCAATTGTCAGGAAACCGCCGAGGAGTTCCGCCTCCTTAAGCTTATCCCTCGTCTGAACGAGGAGATAATCCAGCCCCGTTGGGATGGGGACGATCATCGGCTTGAGCTTGCTGTCGCCAGCCTTCTCGAGGTCCCTCACCGTGGCATCGACGGCGGCGAGAAGTTCTTTCGGCGCCTCCGCGTCGTGGAGGTCCATCCGCAGCTGGTCAAGATGAGAGATGGCGGAAGGGCCATATCCCACGACAGCTCGGTCGGCGGCCTCGAGACGAGAGCGGAGAGGGCTTCCCTCCGGGATTGCCGCCCGCAAGCCTTCCATCCGCTTCGCAATGGGAAGGGCGGCCATCGCGACGAGGTACCTCGAATTGTCCTCGTCGGAGAGGGCAGCAGCACCAGCAACCCCGACGCCGGCGGCAACCGCCATCGGCTTGCCGTATTGGTCAAGAAATCCGCCTTCCTTGAGGGTAGGAAAGCTCTCCTTGAAAGAAGGCTCAGACGCAGCATCTGGCTTCTCTTTCGCAAGCTCCTCTTCCAGTGCCTTGGTCACCCGGTCGGCCATATCCTTGGGCATCGGGCCACGGCCGTCCCAGCGAGAGGTCGCTCGATTAAGCCCCGAGACTGCGAACCGAGACATCAGGGCGTTGATGAGGATTTGAACCTCTTCAGATTTAACTACCCCTCCAGTCTTCCGCTCTGCAGCATCCGAGCCTCCTTTGATAGCGTCCATCACCTTGTGCATGACGACGTCGATAGGGGTTTGCTTGCTTGGGTCACCCGCGAAGTAGTTGATAAGAGTCGTGAGCGGACGGTAGGCGGCGGATGCCTGCTCACTGTGTTCGGCGCCAAAGCCGAGAGCAAGTTCGCCAGCTTCTTTTCGAGATTTCCCCTCCGACCGCGCAAACCCATAGCCGAGAGCTGACGCGACTGTCGAGCCGACCATCCCCACCATCTCGGTGGTTATGAACTCTGGCACCTGGGCAGCAGCCCTAAAAGCCTCGAGAGGGGTACCCTGCGGTTTGAAGGTCGGTCCAGTAGGCGCGGGCCTCTGATGGGACATCGGCTGCGACGGACGGGAGAACAGTGCGGCGGTCTCCGGGCGAAGCGGTCTTTCCTCACCAGGGGGAATGGCTGGCTTCGCTTGCGGAGGCGCGGGCGCCACGCCGGGCTGCGGCTCATCTGGCACGAACCGACTGACCGGAAGTTCATCAGCGACAAACGGCATAGCTACCTCCAGGTCCCTGGCCGGCCGCCGATGACGACTCTGGTACCAGGCTTGAGCTTCCCTGCACGTTGGGCGGCTTCTGCTTCAGCTTCCGTAGCGAAAGATGGGGTGCTCGAAGAATCGGGAAGCTTCGTGGGGTCGTAGCCTCCTCGCTTTCCAACCCCGACGCCGAGGATCTTTCTGTCCTTCTCTCCCACCGCGCCGGTAGAGGCGAGCTGCTTGTAAGCCCGCTGGATGGATTCCCCCTCGGTCAGGTTGGGGTTTCCCTTCCGAAGAAGGTTGGCCGCCGATGCAACTTCCGAAGCAAACGAGGTGAGTTCGGCATCGTCCTCGATCGTCTCGTTGATCCCCATGATAGTGAGCTGGCGCTTCGCGGAAATCACCTGGCGGTCGGTAGGCGAAGCCACGTCTTTTCCGCCGCCCGCCTTCTCGGCGGCAAGAGCCCTTCTCTCTGCGATCGCCGCCCGCGCGAGAGCGATTTCTCTTCTTTGCCTGTCGAGTCGCTCCTGGCGCTTCAGCTGATCGAGGCGAAGTTGCTCTATCGCTTGCTGGTGGGCCTCCACGCCCACCTGCTTCTGGCCAATCGCCATCTCGCGAAGCATAGGAATCGCCGCCGCGCCGTGTTCGGCGAGAAGTTGCTCGGCACCATCCGCCCGCGCTTGGGCGTCTGGCAGTCCGGCGGCTTGCTGAAGAAACATCCTTCGCGCGAACGCGAGCTGGGTGGGGTCCTTCGGGTCCCTTACCGACGCGTAGGTGTTGCCGAGAATCTTGTTGTACACCTCGGCGGTTTGAGCAACCCGCGCCCCAGCTTGGGCACGGTAGTACTCCTCCATCCCCTTTCGCTGTCCCGCCTGCTCCGCCAGCGCCAACGCGTGGCCGGCGCTGCTGACGTCGCCTGCTCGCATCGCCATGCCAGCAATGTCGATCAGGTTATCCTCCTGCGAGGCGCCGGGTTTTGGCTTCCAGCCCTGCGCCATGTCCACCAGCCGGCGGTCCTTCTCGTACCGCATCTGGGCTTCGTTGGCCTGCGCGCGCTGGAGCATCGCCAAGCTTTGCTGGTGTTGAATTTCGAAGGGGGCTTTGGCCGCCTCGATATCCATCTTCTGCGCGTCGGCCATCGGGCCGAGGGCAGCGCGGCCAAGATCAAGTGGTTGGATTCCGGGCATGTCAGCCTCCCAGGAAACCGGAGCCAAGCAGACCCAACGCCGACAGGCTTCCGTAGGTCGCGCCCATCTTGTTGGCGGCGCGTTGCTGCTGCTCCATGTACATCTGCTGGTACAGGTCGGCAGACTTGCCAGCCACCACGGCGGCCATCATGGGGGAGCCTTGGTATCCGCCGGCTCGTGCCTGGCGCATGGCGCTTTCCATCATGTTGGCGTACATAGGGTGGGAGGTGACGTCGATTGAGCCGTTCACCTGGCGCTGCGCGGAGAGGGTGTTCATCAACCCATAAGCGCCCATGCCCATACGCCACATGTCCTTGGCGGTCATCGTGCTGTAGCGGCGCTTCATCCAGTTCTGGACGTTGTCCCAAAGGCCGCCTTGGGAGGCGCCGGGAGCCACTTCGCCGCCAAAGGCTCCGGGGTCGTAGCCGAGGGCCGTCGGGTCACCCATGTAGCCATCGTAGGCGCCGGTGTAGCCTGGGTCGTAGCCGGCCGCCGAGGGATCGCCGTAGTACCCGCCAGCACCCATCGCCCCCATGTTGGAACTCATCCCATAGGCGCCACCGCTCTCGGCCGCACTTGCTTGGGCGGCGTACCCTTCCAGGCCACTCGCCGAGCTTGTCCCGCCACCAGCCCAGGAGGCGAGCGCCGGCAAACCAAACGCGGCGCCAACCGCGGTCCCTGCCGCCCGCCCAACCCGCCGCTTCTCTGGGTCCTGGCTTTCCCTAGTTCCGCCACCGATCACGTCGCCGACTCCCACACCGCTGCCGTAGGGATTCCAGGAGTAATCTCCGTTGAACCCGCCGTAGATTCCCCGGATAACCGCCTCGGGCGATCCGGGAAGCGCTGCCCCTGCGTTGAAGAGTTTCGAGAAAAAGTCCATTCGCTTCTCCTACGGAGGCGTAGCCCCCAGGTTTTCGGTGTGGAGTGATCCTGTCTCGTCGATCGTGATTCGCCAGTAATTCGGGGTTGCCCCCGTGTCGCGGAGGATGATTCCGTCGAGGTACTGGCGATTGAGGTAGTTGAACGCAGCCTCGGTCAGGTGAAAGTACTGATCCACCGCGTTGCCGCCTTGCAGGTTTGCGAGCTGGCCGTGGTCGATCTTCCCGTCGAGGGTGAATCCGGCGGAGGTAAGAATCTTCGCGACGTCGATGAACCAGCGAATCCAGGCGGGGCTGAACACTACCTGCTTGGTCGTCTTGTCCTCCTCGAGGGGAAGGGCGTAGGTCGGCGGTGTTGGGAAGTTTGCCATCAGCCCGCCCCCGCATCAAGAAAAGCCTCGACCCGTTGCAACCTCATTGGGGCGTTCGCCCTGTGCGTGATTCGGAAGGCGCGCTTCTTGAAGCTTCCCAAATCCGACGCGAAGGGATCGTCGATACTGAGGTCCACGTTGTGAGGATGCGTCTGCCAGGTTTGGTAGTCGTCGTCGCTGTACTCGAGAAGAAGTGTCGACGCCTCGGCTTGGTCGCCGGCAAAGTTGAGCTTCGCGAGCGTCTTGTACGCGCGGGTGCCGGAGTCGAAGTTCGGCGTCTGGATGATGACGGGAAACACCTCCCCCTCCGCGTCGGTGAAAGAGGTGATCTCGAGCTTGTACAGATCCCCGTTGTTTCGGTGCTGGAAGACGACCTTGTTTTGCGGGCTGATGGTGGAGAAGGTGTACGGAAGGTACGCCCCTGCCGAGTCGGTCCACTGGTACCAAAACTTCGTGGTGATGTCGTAGACGAGGGTGAGGTTCGAGTTCGCCACCGTGATGCCGTAGAAGCGGTGGCCATCGACCTTGGCGGCCCAGGAATAGACCTCCCCGGAGTAGTCGGCGGCCTGCAGCAGCCTTTCGACCGGCGGGGTGGAAACCGGCTGAGCTTTCATGCTCGAAACCAGGACAACCGTGATGCCCCCTTCACGGGTGCGACCTACCCACATCACGTCGCCGCCGATGTCGCAGACGGTCCGCCCATCGACCGTTCCGTAGTTGATCTTCGCGCCCGGAACGGGGCCGAGAGGAGATACTCCCGCCGGGTTGGCGGCGTCGTAGAACATCTCGGTGTAGTACTCCTTAATCACCAGGATGTACGACAGATGCTTGTGAAGCGCCTTCGGGTCGTCGGACTCCATCCTGGCGAGAACGTAGTTCGAAGCACCCCAGACCGTCGGGTCGTCGGCATTGGAGTTCCAAAGCTTGGAGTTTCCGTCGATTAGGCAGATGTAGCCGTTGAGGTACACGCAGTCGGGAATCCAGCTTGATCCGATCGTGGCGGTGATGTAGGAGGTGACATCCGTCAGGGTGTCGGTGAGGCTGATGGTATACGCGCTGGTGCCGTTGGTGAAGAACAGAACCGCCGAGGCGCCAACCGTAGAGACGAAGCTGTACGAGCCGGCGTCCTCCACCGAGCCGAGGGAGACACCGTCCTTATACACCGTGCCGCCAGCGATGGTGAACAGGTGCTGCTTCCAGTTGAACACTCCGCGGGAGGTTGCCGCCGACGCCGAACTGAACGTGGCGAAGCCGGGCCGCTTGTAGACGAACGTTTCGTGCTCGTCGGCGCCAATCTCGACGAAGGCATTGACCAGCTTCGGATCGGCGGTGATCGACTCGTACCTCGCGCCGATCGGCGCGGCGAGCGGGAGGTTTACGGGGCGAGTCATCGAAAGCGGCTCGGCGGCGTTGCTTGCGTTTCGGGCTGGAAGTACGTGGGGACATCCTCCACGTCCCAGCCGTCGAGCGCTTGCTTGGCGATGTCACGGTTCGCCTGAGCGCGGATGATCACGCTGTCAGGCATGCCGGTTGCCAGATCGGCAGCGAGAGCCCATCGCAGGTAGATGACCCACTCGGGCGGAAACCCGGTCGCCTCGGAGATGGTCGCGGGGTTGGTGGTCTGGGCGTGGAGGACCAGCAACACCGTACCAGCCGCGGCAGTTGCGTCGGGCGAATTCCAAAAGTGAACGACCATCTCGGTCGCGAGCTTCTCGACAAAGAAGCTGTTGATCGAGCCGGTCTGTGAACGGTTTGCCAGTCGGGTCCACTCTTCCCGCGACAGGGGGATCAGCGGGCGAAGGTTGCCGGCGGAACTCTTGTAGGAGGCCTGCTTGACTCGCAGCGGGCGGGTGCGATCAACGTCGCCGGAGGGGGCGAACGAGTAGGACTGCTGGCTGGCGACCAGATCCAACTCGTACTCCTCCTCGAGCCACAGGCGGAGACCTTGTGTCTGTTCCAGGTTGATGATGTCGTTGAGGCGGTCGAGACCGTCGAGATACTGCGCGGGCGTAGGAACACCGCCGCGAGGGATTTTCGAGGCGTCGACGTAAGCCTTTTCGATCACATACTTGGCGGTGTTTGCCATGTCAGTTTTTCATCCCTTTGGTTTGGAAGTACGCGTAGCTGAAAGCCGCGATTGCCGCCGAGACAATTCCCCAAAACGTCCAGCGGCCGAACGCGGAGAACTGCTTGTCCAGCCACGCGTCAATCGCTTCACGGATGATCTTGCGGAACTCCTCGCGCTGCTTCTCATCGCTGAGGTCAACAGGCATTTTCATCACCTGTACATCTTCACGAGGTCCAGGGCGATGGTGAAGCTCGCCGTGGTGCCGGAGGGGTAGCCGGCTGTCCTCAGGTTGATGGTGCCGTCGTACCCCGAACGGCTGGTATCCGGAAGCGTACCGCCTGAGCTGCGCCCCTTCAACTTCCCCCGCCCGGACAGAGCGAAGATCAGCTGAGGGGTGGCTCCGTTCCACTCCAGTGAAACCACCATCGGATTCGAGATGGAGTAAGTGACGCAATCGACGCGGAACCCGAAAAGCCGAACGTTCTGCTCATTCGTGAGGAAGTCACTGAACTGAACGGCTGGAACGAGAACGAGGTTTCCGCTGTCGAGAACGCCACTGATTTTCACCGAAGCGTTGCGGTAGCCGTCAAGGGTCACCTGCTTGTCATAGGTGTTTGCCATGACGGCTGCTCCTTACTGACCCATCGGCCGTTCGGCGTAGATGAAGTCGAACTCCCAGGCGGGGGCACCGGCACAGCTCGCGCCCCACATCTCGAGGGTGAAGTTCCAGCCCGGCGCCAACGCGAAGGGGAAGCACGGGATGTTGATGTTCTTCGCGGCCGAGGCGGTCAGGATGCTGGAAGGCATCGTCATGTCGCCGAAAGTGAAGATCCACACGTCCTTCACCACGGGGATGGTGGACTGGATCTGACCGCTGCCGAGCACCCGTTGCTGCGCGCCGGGGAGACCGGTGACCACGGCGCCGAAGTACGCCAGCGCCTGGGACGTGCGGGCCGAGCCGGTGTTGAGGTTGATCGCGTTCATCCTCGTGCCGCCGGACGTGTACCGCGAGGTGTTGTCTGCGCGGATCGCGTAGTTCCAGACCGTCGCCAAGGTGGGCGCGGCGGTGACCGTCATCTTCAGCGCGATCGGGTAGATCGTGGAAGCGTTGGCGTCACCCGAGGAGGCGTTGTTCGCCAGGTACATCACCGGGACGTTCTGCGCGTGGGTGGCGCTGGCCGTCGCGGCGTCGTCCACCACGGAGGTCGTGGTCGCGATGCCGGTGCCGGCAGCCTTGCCGCTCGCAGCGTCCGTCGAGGACATGAGGAAGAGCGAGCCCTCGTCCACGAGGGTGTGCAGGGAGGGCCACAGCGTCGCGCTCTTGGAGGCGCCGAGGGAAGGGAAGTTGGTGTTTGCAGGCATGATGAAGATCTCCAGAAACGAGGTTGATCAGGCGTCGGCCGCCGGAACGAGGTAGCCTTGCTTGTCGGCGGCACCGGTGTAGTAGTTCTCCCAGAACACGAAGCCCGAGGAGGCGGTGACCAGCAGCTCAGAGGTCGCGTCCAGCGACGTGGTGAGGTTGCGGGCGATAACGCCGCTGTTCGTGGAGCCGTCCGTCGTGATCAGGATGCCGGTGGTTGCGCCGGCAGCGCCGACCAAGTTGAACACATTGTCCACGATGGTGGCGTTGGTCAGCACCTTGCCGGTTGCAATCGCGATCGGAGCGCCGGTGTCGGTCGTGCTCTGCTTGTGGGAGTTGTTCGCCACCACGATGCGATCGTGGGTACCCAGGGCGTCGATCAGCTTCGTCACGCCGGAGGCGTTCTTCAGAATGACCGTGTTGCCGAAGAGGGTCAGCCCGTCGTTGGCGTTGGAGGTGGTGGACAGCTTGACCACGATCAGGGCGTTGAGAATCGCCGAGGTGTCGAGGATCTCGCAGCCACGCAGGGAGAACCCGCGGGCAACCGAGGTGACCGTACCGCTGGCCACCGTCTGGGAGATGTTGACGGTGTAGACGCCAGCGCCGCCGGTCGTGCCGGAGGTTTGCGAGATGATCTTCGTGCCAGCGATGAAGCCGGAAGTGGAACTCGCGAGCGTGAGCCCGGGATAGAGGGTCCCCGAGCCGACGGCGGAAACCGTCATCGTCTGGCCGCTGATCGAGGCCGTGACGGAGGCTCCACCGAGGGTGAACATGGCGGCGATGTTCAGGAAGTTGTTGACGAACCGGACGTTCTGGAACGTGAAGTTCGACGCCAGCACACTCACCGTGGCGGTGTTGGCCGTGTCGAAAGTGAACGTCGGGCGGTTGTCGCCGGCGCCCAAGCCGATCACGGAGACGCCGGAAAGCTTGAGGACGAGAGCCGTCGCACTGAAGATGGACTCGTAGTGCCCGGGTTTGACCATCAGGATGTCGTTCCAGACGGTCGGAGCCGGCGAGGTCATCATGGACAGGGCGCCCGCCAGGCTGGCGAACGGCCGGGCAAAGGTGCCACGGTTGTTGTCGCTGCCATTGACGGAGTCCAGCCAGAAGACGCGGCCGGGGTACGAGTTGAGGACTGGCATGCCCTGGACCGTGAGGCCTTGAGCGAAGCCGCCTGGGAAGTTCGACATTGCGTCGAACGAAGGGGAAGAACCGAGACTCATTGCAATCACTCCTTGGATTGACCGCCCCGAAGGGAACGTGAGTAGCCGGGTACAATCGGGGAATTATACCCGGCCACGAACCGACTGCTTACGGTCCGTTGCTGCCGTACAGGCCGCGCGGGTCAGTGCAGCCGACCGAGAAGCGCATGTAGCTGGCCGCCTTGGCGTTCTTGGTGTCGAAGTCGTTGTCCTGATCGAACTCCGGCTTGTCGCGCCAGAACATCGTCATCCCGTTGGGCACGTTGGTCCTGACGAACCAGGCGTGCGGCGCCGTGAAGTAGTGGTTGATCCTCGCGCCGCCGGGAAGGGCATTGGTCGCCTTGATGACGTTGATGTCATTGTTGGCGGTGCCAGGCTGCAGGACCGACTTCAGGATGCGGTTGGCGTTGAACCACTCCGAACGATGGATGTGCAGCGACTGCGGCATGATGTTGATCAGCAGGCCACGGTCGTTCTGCGCACCCATGATCTGGATGCACATGTCCTCGATCGCCGCCTCGGACAGGTCGGCGCCGGGGGTCAGCACGTTGGAGAAGGTGCCGCCGGTCGCGTTCAGGTGGGCGCTGTTCAGCAGGCTGACGCTGTCCCAGGTCGTGAAGTACGTGCTGGAGAACGCGTTGTTGTACAGGAAGGCGCACACGTTCTCGATGGTTTGGCGCATCGAGAAGGCATTCGCCGCCGCACGCCGCTCGCCGACCTGCTTGTACAGGTTGTCGCGGATCTCCTCCTTCGACACGATGTAGCCGAGCGCGTAGGCGATGTGCACGTAGGTCGTGATGCCGCCTTGCTGCTCGCTGTCGAAGGTGATGCTCTGCGCTTCCGGCTTGACCGGAGCCAGGCCAAAGCCGGTGAGACCCACGTCCTGTTCGTAGGCTTGGCCCGAGTCCTTGACCTCGAAGAGGTCCGTGTACTCGGTCTCGTGCTCGTTGTAGGTCTGACCCCACGTCGCGTGGACGCCGGGCCAGAGCAGTTTCGGGTGAGCACTGGTGGTGATGATACCGCCGGGCATGGTCGTCTCTCCTTACACGCCGGCCACGCCAGCATTGAAGGCGTGGTTGTTGATGAAAACGACCCACTTGGCGTAGGCCCCGAGGGCATTGTCCGGCGCCTGCCACAGGCGCATCAGCTTCAGCTGCCGCGTCGCGCCAGTGTTCGCGGTGGTCGAGTCGATCTTCCAGCCGCTGAAGAAGCCGTTGTTGGTGCCCGAAACCAGGTCGATGTTGCTCCCCAGGGACGCGACGGTCAGGGCCGCAGCGTCGGTGGTGGCGCTTTCCTGCATCAGGAACTCGATGTTCGGGTCGTCCGCGACTTGGACGAAGTAGCCCTTCGTCTTGGTGGCGGGGATGACCATCGTGTCCAGGGACGCCGGATCGGCCATCACACCGCCGTAGACGGTGCCACGGGTGCCGACGATGCAGCCGATCAGTGCGTTGCCTGCGCCGGCGGTCGCCAGCGTGACGTCAGGGACACCAGCGGACGAGCCGCTGCCGGCCAGCATGACAGGGTCGCCCACAGCGTAGGCGTTCGTGTCTGACGACTGAATGTAGTAAGTGGTGGCCTTGCCGTTCCACGGGCTACCGTCACGGTAGCCGATCGGCTTCATCCCCCAGGGGCGGTTGGCATTTGCCATTTCCGAATCCTTTGAAAGTTGAGAAGTTGGGATTAGCCCTTCTTCTTCGGCCAGAACAGATCTTGGCCCGCCTTCATGTACCGGCGGCTGCGATCCGCATCCGTTTCTTCCGGCGCACCAGCGCGGGTGACGTTCTGACCGCCGCGAAGGGCGGCTGCGACTCTCTCATTGACGGCCTCGAGGGCCGCGATGTCTTTGTTGCGGAACTCCTGACGCAGCTTCATCGCGTACAGGCGTTCTGGCTCGGCCGTTCCCTCGACGAGGCCGCCAGCGAAAATGCTGACTCGCGACCCCATGTCGGTGCTGCCGCTCGTCTCGCGATCATTCGCGATGCCCTTCTGGACGACGTCGGCATCTTCTTCAGTGAGGAATTCGTAGCCGGCGCGAAGGGCGCGCGGGACGTTCCTCCCGAGGAACCAGTGGGTGTGGTACCCCGGAATGGGTGGGAGTTCGAGCCGCAGCTGCGGCACGGACATGGGGACGCGGGTAGCTTCCGTGACCCGCTTCGGCGCAGGGTTGGCCGGGTTGACACTTGCTTGAGGGGGGTTTGCCATGAATCACTCCTGGAAGTACTGGGCAACGAAGTGAGCGCGCCAGGCCTCCTTCGTCTTGAACATCTTTCTCTCGCCGACGAAGCGCTTTTCCTCTGCATCGCACATGGCCTTCGCGTCCGCCGGCAGGGCGTTGTAGCCCTTCGATGAACCGGCACCGCCGCCACCGGAAGGACCACCACCTTCGACCTTCGAGGCCGCCGGCTCCTTCCTCAGGCGCGGCGCCATCTTCGCGTCGATGTGGTCGTAGAAGTCCTGGTTCTTCAGCCCCTTCTTCATGGCTTCCTGGGCGTACTTGTAGGCGATGGCGGTCAGCGCCACGTCCTCGTCGTCTTCGCCCTCGAACCAGGGATTGGCCGCCTTCCATGCAACGAACTCGGGAGGAGGTTCGTTCGTGGCCGCCGCCTTCTTCTTCGGCTCGGGTTCTTTTTCGAGTGCCTTGGTTTGCTCGCGGTTGTTCTGGAGCTGCTCGTCAATCTCGTCCAGCACGGCGTCGTCACCCTCGTCGCGAGCGGCTTTCCGCTCGGCGAGAAGTTGCTTCCGCTGGTCCGCCAGACGGTCCTTCAGCATCTCGCGTTGAGACTTGACGAACTCCTGCATGTTGGAGTTGATCTCGCTGAGTTCGCTCTTCAGCTCCTGGTTCGCCCGAGAGAGGTTGGAGACTTCCTCCTCCAGCCGCCGGTTCGTGGCCTTCAGCAGAGGGAGCATCGTCTTGCCGCGCTCCAGATAGGTGGCAGCGTCAACCCAGTGGGCGGGATCGCCGCGCCACTTTTCCTTGGGGGACCAGCCGAGCTTCGAAGCCTCGGCGCGTTGTTCCTCGGTGGAGGTGTCGTCCACGGTGTCGATGTCGTTCATTGAGAGACTCCCGCGAAAATGTCGCTGTCGTTGACGAAGCGATAGAACTTGCCGTCCGTCGGGCTCTTGGCAACGTGGCCGGCGTAGCGCGCGACCAGCACCTTGTCACCCGGCTTCGCCCGAGGGCGAGACTCGTTCTTCCAGGCTTCCGGGCCGATGGAGACCACGACAGCTTGGAAATCGATCGACATGTTCCTGTTTGCCACTTCCTCGGGAATCTCGATGATGGAGGAGAGCTTCTCCTGCACCGGCCTGAGAAGGACTGCCCGACCGAGGGGCTCCAGTCCGCATTCATTCATTTGCTTCTTGCTCCATTTCTACCAGGTCATTTTCATCGAAGTCAAGCAGTGCGGAGAGGACCTGGCACTCCCGAACTGCCGCCGCCTGCAAACAGGCATGCTGAAACTCACTCTGTCCCTGGGTCATTCCCAGGGCCCATTGCTCCTTCAGGGATTCCCGACGCGAGCGGAGGAACTTTCTGAAGGATTTCGTCACTGGGTGGAGGCGCCACTCCGCCACCATCTCCTGTGTCGCTTGAAGATCCTGACTCATTTTTGGCTCCATTCATGAGGATGTCGAGGCGATTGTTCACGACATCGTTGTGATCCTTGATCGCGCGAAGACGCGCGTCGAGGATTTGCAGCTGAACAGCTGCGTCTGCGCCAGAGGCCTCCGCCATCGCTTTGGCGGCGTCGGCTTCCAGCTTGATAATCTGCGCGTTGTTGAGGCGCCGCTGCTCCATGAGGTCCATAATGAACTCTTCGCGAGCGTGCTGCAGCTCCAGCTGCTTGCGCTGGGTCTTGAGTTCTTCGACCGCCGCCTTGGGGTTGGGAGGGGGCGGAAGCTTCTTCGACCCGGGGAAGATGACGTCGATGTCGTCGACCTTGAGGGTGCGAAGGAACCGGCGCTCCACGGCGTCTGTGTCGTAGCCGGGCGTCGCGAGAGCGGCCTGCTTGATGGTGACAGCTTGCTGAGTGCGCAGACCGTCGCTCACCATGTTGGGATCTGCCATCGGGACGAGGTTCGACGGGTCGTCCAGGAACATGTCGCGAGTGACGAAGGTTCCGCCGAAGGGAACCCGCTCGGGGAGATGCCGCCCGTTAAGGAGATAGAGCTTCGAGAACTCCTGCTTCATCGATCGCCAGAGCCGCTTGAAGATGGCGCTATAGATCTTCATGCCCTGCTCGACCATCGACTGCATGTTGTAGGCGGGCGTGTTCTGGCCGGGGTTTTCGCCGGCCATCACGTCAGTCGAGCCAGAGATCCGCTGCGTGTAGTTGATCAGCAGGGTGAGGAGATTGAACAGGACGGCGGAAGGCTCGCGGACAGGGATCGGGAAGATTCCCTTCCTCAGATCATCTCCCGTGGCGTCGACGTGGTTCCAGCCGAAGGGATCGAACCGCTGGGCGCCGCCGCGAATCTTCACACCGCGCGCCATGAAGCCGCCGGCAGTGTTCATCATCGTCCCGGCATCGAGCATTTGATTGACCAGCGTATCCACGCTTTCGTTCAGCGGGCCGACGAGGGCGCCGAACCCGAGGCCGTAGAAGCCGCCGTCTGGAGACGGGATCAGCTCGTGCTTGGTGAAGTACTCCGTGGCGCGAATGCGGAAGATCTTTCCACGAATCCGCTCCACGTCCTCAGGCATCTCCCAGCGGGCAACAATGCGGAGGACTTCCTTCGTGCTGCGGTCGATGGTGATGATATAGGGCTCGGAATAGCCGTCGCCGTCCAGGTCGAGCCAGGTGTGCTGCTCGAGGAGGAAGAGGGCTTCGCCGGACGAGTCAGAGGGAGCGGATTGCCCAGAGATCTGATCCTTCTCGGACTGCTTCGGGAGCATCGGAGTCTGCGTGTGGCAGTACCAAGGCTCCTCGCGGATGTCGCGGAAGGTGCCGGCGGCACACCTTTCCCAGATGTCGTTTCGATACAGCAGGACGTGTTGGGTCTTGCGGAGCGCCTGGTCGATCGACTTGGCGTAGTAGTCGACCACCAGGTCTTCGGCCGGGACGAACTCGCTGACGTTGTGGCCCTCGCGGGGAGAGTAGCGGGACTTGGTGAATCCACAGCCAACGATGGGGATGTGGATATACAGGCGGTCGTGCTGCTCCTCGAAGGCTTCGTCTTGCTCGAGAACCTGGTAGGACATGTACCGCGCGACGAGGAGGGCACGTTCACTTGTTTCGCCGGTGGTGTCAGGGCCGGTGACCTTGTACTTCACCAAGTCGGGGCCGGAGAACAGAGCAGGGTAGGCGCGAGAGTGGAACTGGAGGGCAGCGATCGTCAGCAGCGGGAACGCGACGTTCGCGGCGTTTGGCCAGGGGAAAGTCTTCCCGGGCTTGATCTGCAGCGCGAGTTCCATTGCGGCCCGCATCCGCTCGTGCCAACGCCGGCGACTCTGAAGGTCGCGGTCGTACCCCTCGAAGACAGCGGCGCCAATCTTCTTGAGGTCGTCTGCCCCGAAGCGCGCAGTGAGGTTCGGCGCCTTGCAGATGTCGTCGGAAAGCTTCAGGTAAGAGTCGAGTTCGAGGCGCATGTCAGTATCCCTGTTGTACGTCTCCGCACAAAGCGCAGTAGACTTGGCCGTGTCTGTTTATTCTGAACAAGTCGTTCTCGCAGTAGCAAGTCCACACCAGATTGCCGTGCATTACAGGGGCAACAAATCTACCTTTAGGCAGGTGACATTCTGGGCATTCGAGCTCAAAAGTACCCAAGGGAGCAACAGCTACCCATTTACACTTACACCCCACGCACTGCGCCGCACCACTAAGATGTGGACGGTGCTCATCGAGAGAAACTACGCTACCCACGTCAGTACCCCGTCACAGAGTTCCTGCCACTCACGCGGCGGGGATCGTTGCGAAGCATCTCGAGTTCTTCCTCTGGCGTGAAGTCCTCTTCTTCCACCTGCGCGAGGTCGTCGAAGCCAAGGGAAAGCAGGGCGGCCGAGTCGAACTGGTCATCAAGGGTCGCCTCGGAGTAGCCGGTGAATCGGAGCATCTCGTCCTGCATTCCCGGAAACCAGTGAGCCTTGTCGTTCCACCGAGTGCCGTCGCCTCGCATCCTCCGCTGAAGGGATCGACCGCGACTCGCCTTGTCCTTGATGGAGACGCGCTCGACGAAGTTGATCCATTTGCCGCGACGCTGCATCTCCCTTTTGAGGACGGGCCACAAAGCAAGCCAGATTTGCCCAGTCTCCACCCAGAAAACATCGGGGTTGTGGCGTGCGACGAGGGAGAAGATCTCCTCACAAATCTCGAGGGAATCCCATCGCCCCACACGCTGGTCGATGAAGTGGAGGAGGTTGCTCGAGTCCATCCCGCCAACGGTGAGGGAAGTACGATTCGCCTTGTCCTGCTTCGAAATCGCGAAGTCGGCGGCGGCGCAAACCACCTTGGGGCTGTCGAAGTCGTCGTCCCGCATCGGGATGAACCACTCCTTGCGGAGGTAAGCCTCATCCGAATCGAGGGGATCGTTCAGGTATTCTTGCGAGTAGCCGCCGGAGTCTTGCTGGTTGATGTACTGCTGGCGACGAGAGCGCAAACGTTCTTCGGGGAACTGCTCGGGCCAGAGGATCTCCCCGAAGTCGTCAAAGCCGGCGTGGGCCTTGAAGAAGAGGGATTTCCACTCCGAGTCCTTCTGGAGTCGAGCAAGAAGGGAATCTTCGTGGAGGATGGTTCCATGGAGGCGAACGAGACCCCCGCGCCTACGCGCCGGCATGAGGGCTCGGAAGAACCAACGGCGGAACTTTTCGCGCCGATCTTTGCTTTCAACTTGTTCATCTTCCTCGAGGTCGTCGCCGATGATGATTCCAGGCCGGCGGCCATTCCACTTCAGTCCTCGCATCTTCTGGCCGGAGCCTTTGGCGAGGACGCGGAACTCGTAGCCGTCGCGCATCTTGCAGATGATCTCCGTCTTGGCGTCGACGGTGAGGCCAGCGATTTTGAAATGCTTGATGACCTCGTCGTTTTCCCTGAGCACCTTCGCGATGTCACCCAAGTGGTCCTTCGCGAGGTCCTCCGTCGCGGAGACGAGTACAGCGTAGGGATCGACTCGGAAGAGGAGGGCCGCCAAACCCCAATCATGGGTGAAGGCGGTAGACTTCGCATGCTCCCGCGGAGCGACAATCGTGCAGAGCTCGTGACGGGTGCAGTACAGCTCCCATCCCTGCCGATGGAATTCCGGCGTCGGCTGAGGATTGTCGTACATCGGGGACAGGAATGTCCCCGCGAAACCCTCGACGAGATCGGCGGTGAAGTCAATCACGTCGTCGGCTCCGATGCGAAGAAGGTCATCTTCTTGACGAGGATGCGGCCGAGAGTCGAAGTGATGGCGCACTCGACCCAGCCACTGTCGCCAACCTCCGAGCCGGAGGTCCACTCCGCCCAGAACGTCACCACGTTGCTGGCCTCCGAGGCGTTCGACTTGGTGATGGAGGCACTGGCCGTGAGGACATACGACGCGATGGTGTCTGCGTCGTCGCCAAGCTCCGTCGCGTCGAACAGGAAGTCGAGCTTTTCGCCAAGAGCAAGGGGGTAGGGTTGCAGCATCACGACCTCCTGAGCTTGGTCGAGCGGGCGCCTTGGGAGGTTTTCAGCGTACGAGCGCCTTGAAGCATGGCGAGCTGGCGGTTGCCGGTCAGCCGCGTTGTTTGGGAGACGTCGGCTGCGATTGCCGCCTGGCCAGCGGCTTGAAGGCCTTGGGTGATTACCACGGGGAAGATTCCGAGGTTGGTTGTGACCGAGAACGTCGCGGCGCCGGCAGCAGCGAGGGCGCTTGGAACGATGGAAAGCACCTGGCTAGGGGAAACCGAGAACGTGACAAGGCCGGCGGCACTGAGCCCCGAGGTAATGTTGACCGTGTAGGGAGCATCCGTCCCGAAATAGCGCGTGCCGAAGTAGTAGCTTCCGAAGTAACCGCCGCCGAGGTACCTTCCAACGCCGGGCGCTCCGCCGATGGTGTAGGAGATTGTCGCCTGGATTGTTGCCTGGCCAGCGGCGGAAAGCTGCAGTGGGGCACAGACATCGAACAGGTCGCCAAGAGTCGAATCGATGCTGACGTTGAAGCCAACAACACCGACCGCTTGAATCCCTTGAGTGATCGTGACGGTATGCAGGTTGGTCGTCGAGATTGCCGCCGTGCCAAACAGAGCCGCCCCCGCAGCAGAAAGCCCGGTAGTGACAGTAACCGTGTGCGGTGCTGTATCACCCTGCTTAGAGAAATACCGCGCGCCGAAGTAGCCGGAGCCGAAATACCCCTGGCCGAAGTAGTACGCGGGAGAAGTGAGGCCAACTTTGCCAAAGTAGCTTCCCCCAAAATACCGTCCGCCAAAGTAGCCGGCGCCAAACATTGATCAGGTTCCGTCTTTTGTCGCGAAGGCGGAGCGGTTGCCGTTGCTGTCCACGGTGGCGACGATGCGGTCCTTCGTGTCGGCGTCGTCGCGGAAGGAAACCGTGGTGCCGCCGAGGCCGGAGACCTTGCCGCACAGCGCCGCATAGGCGAGACGGAACATCGTGAGGAAGCTCTTGGAGTTCTCCACGTTTGAGAGGGCGGTGCCGGAAATGTGCGTCGTGTTGACCTCGGCGCGGCCAGAGGAGAACGTCCCGGCAGTTCCGCCGAAGGCATCGACATCGACCTTGGGCTTGCCGGCCACACCCTCGGCGGCCACCAGCCGGAACGCGCAGGCCACGAAGCTCATCGTCTGCGAGTCGACTGTCACAGTGGAGATGACCACGTGGAACCAGGCGCCTGTGGCATAGAAGCTCGCATCGGTGTTGTCCGACGTGTCGATGCTGAACCCGTGGATGCCGGTGATTGCGTCGAAGTCGATGCCGTCAGTATCCAGCAGCGTGAAGCCGGCGGTCGAGCTCCGCTGCGTGGTGCTGCCGTTTTTGTAGACGAGAATGTCGCCGACGGCGAACCCGCTCATCGTGACAGGGGCGCCCGTCGCGGAAGCGAAGGTGTCGAACAGGTGGTACAGGGTACCGCCAGCAGGGATGGTGTAGACTGGATAGGCCATTGGTTACCCCAAAAGTGCTGAGTTCATGACGCGGCTGTTGAGGGTGGGGGAGCCGCGAAGGAATTTGCCGCCGGACGCAGTTTCCGTCACGCTGAATCCGATCATGACCGTTTCGATGAAGGCTCCATAATCCAGGCCGACTGTCGTGGAGCCGCCGGCGGAAACCTCATAAGACGCGTCAGCAATACCGCTGGCGCTGGAGATGAGCGTGTCTCCGGACAGGCCGGTAGGAACTGCCCCCGTCAGGTCGATTGCCAAAGCAATCACTGTCACGCCATTGGCAGCAGAGATAGTAACCGAGGGGTCATTACCACCTCCACCGTCTGTGTTACTATTCGAGCAGGCGGTGACGTCGGCGATCGTAAGAGAGTTGGTGCCTTGGATAACCAAGACGACCATATACGATCCTCCGGTTATGGGGCTTCCGGAAAAGCTCGCATCAATTACTTTTGAGCCGGAGATCCCACTCACGTCGTAGCCGAATGCTCGCCAGTCCCTTCCGCTCCCGTCCGTGTAGAGAGCGTTCAAAGCGGTCATGCTGTTGGTATCGACTCGCATCCCCGTCACAGAAAGGCCCCCGTCAGTGCTCCCGACAAGGCCCACAAGGTAGCGATTCGAGCCAGTTCCAATGTCGGCGGAGTGCGAGGGAGCACTGGCAAATGCGTCAAACCAGCCAGTGAGAAGAGGGTACGTGAGCGACATTCAGACCACCGAGAATACGTAGGTTTGCTGATTTACTGCGTTGACGACGCCGAGGACCTTCAAGCGCTGACTGTAGAAGAAGCGCCCCCAAGTACCGTTTCCTTGCGGGTTTGTGGGTGTCGCTCCGCCAAGTGCCGTCAACGTGCTCCAAGTCCACGCAGAGGTCGTCTGGTTTGTTGCCGGCGGCGTTAGCAAACGAATGGAGGTTCCTCCGTGCCAGCAAGCTATCGCCCCGAGCTCTGGAACCCAAACGCCATTAGGGTAGAAATCCCCGTTCGAATAGGCGTACGCAGGCTTTGCCTCCGAGACGCCCGACAAACCCGGTCTGAAAATGCTGGTTCCCGCGGTCCTTCCAAAGTCGTAGACGCCAAAACCGCCTACGTATCCGTCATTCAAAACGACAAGGATATCATAGACATCAACGTAGACACACATACTGTAAGCGGACCCGCCGAATACAGAGACGGTGTCGGAGCCTTGAAAAGTCCCAAGATCCAAACGGCGCAGCATCTGCGCACTGTTGGTGCGCGGGCAAAAATACAGAGCGTTTTGCGTCGGGACAAAGACAAGACCGCCACCTGCGTTCTGGTCGATGTTCGAGCCTACCCAAGATGATGTCTTGAGGTCCCAATCCCCGCCGCGATAACGGAACCCTGGCGCTCCGGCAGAGCCTATCACCCCGCTGTCAGAAGGCGCCCCTGGGACCATCCAGAAGTCGTCGTCGGCAAAGCAAAGCCCGCCGTAAGTGTGATTCGACCGAGGGCGGCCGTCAAAGAAAACGCTTGTCGCCTCGAGTCCGTCAGCGAGATTTCCCGTATTCCCAATCGCTCCGGTCGGCTTTCGCTCAAGTCTCCATTGTGGATTGTCGCTCCACAAATCAAGCACGATTATCTCGTTGCCGCGATAATCTCCGTGGCCGCCGCCGGTCACCCAAAGCTCATCACTCCTAACGTTGAATGCCCCACCATTCCAGGCGTTCATTATGTTGGTAAACCCAAAACCAGACTGAGCGCCAATCCAAGGTGGCGTGTTGCCGGCACCGTTGGGATTGATTGCTGCATCATTTGCAGGGTTTACCGCGGAAGGAAGTCCACCAATTGCGGCCCACGTGCGGACTGCCATCGCCCTCCGCCAAGTAGGTACTTCCACAGCCGGCGCTGGGATGGTGTTCCGGCTAAAGATTATCTGTGCGGTGCGAGTCCAGTAAGACCGAATCGGCGGCGGGGCGTCAGCGCCCTGGCCGTGGATGTTGTAGTAGCCGAAAATGTAGAACGCCTGATACCCGGGGAGGGTGTTCATCGTTGTCACGCTGGACGACGTGAAGTAGCCGTCGGGGTAATCGTAATCCCCCTGCCCGGAGTAAACGACTCGGGCGTCGGTGACAGACATTAACTTCGTGTAGGTTCCGTCGTAGTTGATGTCTTCGGTGCGCGCAAACCAGCACTCGATAGTGGTGTTTGGTACTCCAGAATTACCAGGAACAACGTGCAGAAGGAATGTTATCCACTCGTTGTCTTTCCACTCCCACATCGACGACTTGTCTGGAGTGCCGCCAACCCCGGCGGAGGGGAGGAAAGCTTGGCTTCCGTTGGGGTACGTCGGTTGGCAATAGGCGTAATACGGAGCTACGTCCCAAAGGGAGTTCATCTGCCGTGAGGGATGCGTTCTTGTTCCGTAACTCGTCCAGTCGGACGTGCCTACTGTTTGTTGGCTCTTGTAGGTGGAGAGCGAGAAGGGCGTCTCGTTTGTCGTTGGGAGCGAGTACCGGGCGCTGGGGGAAATCCCGGCGACAATCTGGTTAACGACGCTGATTTCGCTCTGCACCGACCAGAACTTGCGACCCCAGTAAGGACTTGCTACGTCGGCGCCACTGCCGGCGGGGATCGGTCCAAGCAGACTTACCGGATGCTGGTGGCGGCCCCAAAAGCGTTTGTCGACTTTGACGCGAAACTGCAGCCAAAACTCTGTGCCATCCCAAGGATTTTCCTTCGTCCCGGGAGTTCCGCCGCGCGGCGTGTAGGTCGTGCCGCCAATCCAAGGGACCCAAGGAGAGGCTCCGGACTGACCGGCCGGGTTCCCCCAAATCGCTTGGTTTGTCGGATGGCCATAATAGCCGTAAAGCCACTGGCTGACGTCCCGCGGCACCCCATAAAGTGGCGTAGACGCCGACCTCGACCTGATAGGTACTGCCCCGCCAGCAGCGCGATCATTCACGGCCCGGCCATTCTCCCCAGCCGGAAGGGCGCTGAAAGGCCTGATATACGTTCCGCCTTCCGAACCTGCGTAAGAGCCTGCAGCGTAGCTTTCCGCCGAGGCGGAATACACGCTGTTAAGCCCGCCGGTGTAGCGACTGACAGTCAGCGTGTTTCCTGAACGAGCGGTGCAAAGAAACAGGTTCTTTCTGCCATTCCCCGTTGCGCTGTCCGCGATCTCGGGGTACGGGCGCGAGACCTGGAAGTAAAAGGGGCCGGTAACTGCGGGATCGGGCCAGCCGGTCGTATCGTCAATGACCATCGTGGTCGAGCCGGCAGTGTATGCTTGCGCCAGTTTGGCGCCAATTGCGCGCTGCTCAACGCAGTAGATGCCAGTCTCGTCGAGAACCCTACGAAGGGGAACGGCGACAAGATTCCCATTCGGCCCTGTCGTAGCCGTCTCGAGGGAAAAATTCGAAACTTCAGCGTCGGCCTCGAAGTTCTGAGACCAAACCACGCCGGGACCTGTGCTTCGCGTCAAGAAGTCGGCGGACGGCTGCGGAGTATCTTCCGCAACCCCAACCGACACCCCGAAGCTAGCCAACCCCGGCGCAGAAAGCCGGAGAGGGGCCCCAATCGTGTGAAGTGTCACGTCAGCGTGAAGGAGATGGTCATGCCAGAGATCGTCACGCTCGTCGCCGTCGGCGGGATGGTGACGCTGGAGACCTGAATGTCCCCGGTTCCGACCCCGAGGGTGCCGCTAACGCGCGTCGCTCCGCCGGAGGTCTTGAGCTCGAAGGACGCCATGTCGCCGGCGGTAATCGAACTGTCCGCCGTGAAGGCGTTTGCCGTCGCAACGCTCGGGTTGGCGGTCGTCGGCGTGCCGAAAGCGGTCGCGTTGAAGACTGGGGCCGCCAGTTCGCTGGCTCCGGCGTTCAGCAAGCGGAAGGTTCCGCCGTTCAGAAGAGAGCACATGCCCGCGAGGGCAGCGGCGCGCATCTCATTCGCCCAGGTTGTCATCGGAGGGCTCCTCGATTAGTGGGAGGGTGCCGGAAAAGGGGGTTTCCCCGACGATGTTTCCGGCGGCGTCTCGGAAAACCAGGGTCCCTGCGATTACGGCCCGGCCGTTAGCCGTCAGTTCCTGTGCTGCTGGGGGATGGGATTTCTCGGGCAGTGACATCGACGACTCCTTCGGTCTTGGATCTGCGGGTGAAAGCGACGAGGCGCTCGGCGAGCGTCGAGAGTTCGTCTGCGGTAGGGGCCGCGGGAGGGGGAGCTTGCCCCAAACCGAGGCTTCGGGCACCGAGAGCAGCCGCCTGCAGGGCGAGTTGGTCCGGCACTGACGAGGGGTCGCGGGACAGTTTCTCTTGGAGGACCTCGAGACTCCTGGTCGTCAACGCCACGAACCGCTCGTTCAGCGTAATTTCGAGCGTCGGGTCCACCAACTCGCGGCGGCGGGCGGCCAGCCGAGCCTTGAAGGCGTCGCTGTTGACAACGAGCGACATCCAGCTCTGGCTGTACCCGTAGCGGATTGCGAGTTCCCCCTGCGAAACGCCGGGGTTTGCGATGATGAAGTCGACGCAATCCTCGTGCGTGTAGCGCAGCTTGGCGGGCCCGGGCGCTTTCGGCGCAGGGACGGGGGCCGCGGCCGCCAGGGCGGCGTTGACCAGGGAGTCGAAGTCGGCGGCGACGGGCGCATCCATGCGGCGATTGTCGCGGAGAAGCCTGGAGGGGTCAAGAGGGGGCGCGGAAAAGGATATTTGACCGGGGATAATTGGGGGATTATACCCGGGAGAATATAAAGAGCCAAAAAAATATCTTGGGGCATTTGCCCCCCATCCCACCCGAGGATTTTTGCCCCTTGCCCCCACGATTCCTGGGTGGTTAGTGAGCGCCCACGCACATGTGGGGGTGGCGGGCTGGTTAGTGCGTGCCCACATCCCAAGCGCGCGCACCAATTTGGGGAACGAATCTTTACAATGTAACTGGGGAACCAATGACGACTGGGGGAGTCGAACACCACATGGATGCGACGAACGACTCGAACAGGGCGACGAATCCGGGTTAACACCTAGAAACTATCCCATTCGGCGTGAGTCAAACCATCATCGGGCCGGCGACAATCATGGGGTAACCTGTGGTTCCCGTCGGGAGAACCCTGCCCCGTGATCCGGGGGCATAACAAATACACATCTGCCCGCGTACCGAGGGCGTTAAAATACGGCACCGCCACCCTCGCGTAATGGCCGGGCGCGGAACAGTGGGCATCCTTCGGATTGTCCCCCCGAGCGCGTCGCATGTCGCGGCCGTCGAAACGAGGGGAAATGTGATGATTGGAATGAAGCGATTCTACGCGAAGGCCGGCGAACTGCTGCTGACGGTGCATCATACCGTCGGCGAGGCACCTCGTCGCGCATTCGTGGTAGAATTCCAATACGAGCGTGGCTGGGCCAAGTACGATGGGCGGGAATGGACCCGTCACATCTATGCGCCCGAGGAACAGCAGCGCATCGACCGCGAGCGCGCGACCGTCTAATCGAGTCGCCCCTTCGGGGGCGCTCGGGAGGGCAATTCGACCCCCAGCCCAGGTATTCCACCGAATCGGGGGCATACGCGCGAGAGCGCATGTGAGGGTGATATGAGCCAAGTGGAAAAGGAAACGAACCGCCTCGCGAAGGCCAAGTGGACCGACACGGGCATCCTCGAAATCACGTTCAGCAATGGCGTGGTGGAGAAGTTCGACCCGCGCCTCACCACGGTGAGCATCCAGACCGAAGCCCTGCGGTACGGCTTCGGCGTCAGGTTCCAGCGCCTCGGCTCGCTCGAGGTGAAGGACTTCCCGACGGTGCAACTCCGCATGGAAGAATACCATCGCCGGGTGAAGGAACTCCGGGAACACTACTACTCGGGCACCGACTCGTGGGACATCCCCAGCCGGTCTGGCTCGGGCAGCGCGATCTCGGAGGCGGATCTCACGGAGTGCATCGACAGGTGCTATCCCGGGAAGGGTCAGCAGCTGTTCAACGCGTCCCTGGCGAAGAACGGCGGCGACCTGCCGAAGACCCGGGAGATGTGGTTGACGACCAAGCAGATCGCGACGGCCTGGGCGAAGTTGCAAGCCGAACGCCGCGAGACGCGGGCGGCGGGTCTGGGCGATGCGGATGCGATGGTCCAGGCGATGCTGGAAGCGGCCGGGCAGTAGCCGGTCTGGGGGACAATCCGAAGGGTGCCAGGGGCGCGGGCGGCGTGGGGCCTGCCCCAAAGGGGTTATTTATACCCCCGGGGCGACGTCGACCACCACCACCACCACCGTCCCCCCCCCCCATTCCATACCCCCAGGTGATTATCCTCCCTTGTGTAATCCCCTTAAATCCCCCCTCATTTCTTATTCCCTTTCTTATTTTTTTTTTCCTTAGAAGATAGAGATAGGGAGGGAGGGGAATGGGAAGGGAGGAGAGAGGAGGGGAATAGAAAAGACCTGGACGCTCGGGGATAACCCGGATGGGTGTGGTGGTGGTGGTCGTCGATGTGGCCGCCGGGGTATAAATCCCGCCTCATCCCCTCAGTCGGCAATCCCGCCGGCTCTCGAAAGCAGGTGAGACGAAGAACCGCGAAGGGGGAATGATGATGACGGGCGCCCGGGTATAATCGGGGGATTGTACCCGGGTTCCGACAACAGTAATTACATTCCTGCGGAACCCGCCGGGCGAGGGAGACTCTAACACACACGAGCCCCGCGATGGGCGCCGACGAGCCGGCGACGATCAGAGGAAAACCCCTATCGGGGGCTTCCCTCTGCTCGGCAATCCCGCCGAGCAGGTAACCGAAAGAAAGGGGCACTCCCCATGATTTGCGGAACGATCGTCTTGGAGGACTCGATTCTCCACTTCAGGATGGACCCGAGCGAGGCGGCAGGCGAAGCGTCTGTCCACCTGCGAGTTTGCGATGCGCTGAGCGGGCAAGAGCACGAAGCGCGCGTCACCTCCCGCGCATTCGCCGCCTCCATTGCGCTGGCGCTCGACAACGAGGGGATGGACGGCACCCAGATGTGCGCGGCCCTGTACGCGTTGGCCGAGCCGATTCAGCCGGCTTGCGATTCCGCAGGCAACGGCTTGCGATGGATTCCCTAGCACGCCGCTCGCCCAAGTAACGAGCCCCGCGCGTAAAGGGAGCGAGTCTCCCTTTACCGAGTGGCTTGAAAAGCTTCTCCCGAACGGCAGCCGGATTGCCGCCGAACCAAAGGAGATCTGAAATGAAGACCCAGAACAAGCACCTCCCCCGCGCACGCAAGCCAGGGAAGAAGCAGCCCGCCGGCTCCAAGCTGGCGAAGAAGGTCGCCGACAAGCGGGTTGGACTGGGGCACCCGCGATGAGCATCGGCCGCCACACATACTGGCTGATTGTGTATCTCCCCGATGGGGAGGCGATCACGCCCCCGGAAGACCGCCGGCTCGCGCTTCGCTTTGTCACCGCCGAGGATGCGGAGCGGTACATGCAGACGAGGAAGCTCGACAAGGACTTCTATCTCGTCGTGAAGGTCCCCGCGTAAGACCCTTCCTCTCAGCAGCTTCACCCGAGGCTGCTGCAAGGAAGCGTTTCTCGCTTTCCCGCAACCGAGCGGTTTCTCGGAAAGGAGCCCCCACAAATGGGCGAAATCTTTGCGCTCACGCGCATCATCAGACTGAAAGACTCACCTCGTCTGCACGAGGTGGTTGAAAACCTCGGAGCCCTGCGGGGTACGCAGAACGTGGAGGTGGCGATGAAAGTCGCAGCCGCACTGATGAACTTCACGGAGTTCGAGGTGCTGCTGGAAGTTCGCGGCGACCGCGAGCTGCTTTCGCTGGCCGAATCGCTCGAGCAGAGCCTGTTCAACAACCTGGTTTCCGCCGTCGAGATTCTT